GACTCTGTAAAGGAGAACTATTATCATATCCCGAAAGAGATTTTTGAGACTGAATATTTTAAGAAGCACAGATGTTTGACTCTGCCAGATGCTGCGGCTGACGGTGCGGGTAAAGTTTATGCTGTTTACGGTGTATATGATCTTGCAAGTGGTTGGAATAACATGGGCGGATCTGATTTAAGATTCCAGTCTGGTGCTGACTTCTCAATCGATAAGATGTTATTTAGAAGAATGTATGATGGTTCAGGACCTGCACAAGCAGCTGAAGAGTTACAATACTATGTACTTAATGCTTCACTTGCCGATCTGTCAAGGCAGATTCTTGAGAATCCGATCTCTTTCCAGTACTCAAGATTAACTGGTGATTTAAAGTTCATGGGTGATACACCAAAAGGTGATATTATTCTAGAGGTTTATGAGACAATTCCAGACTGCGCTCTGTATGATGATGAGATCTTCTTTAGATATATTAGCGCAAAGATCAAACAATCACTTGGTGCCAAATTGGGTATCTTCAAATTTGCTTTACCTGGTAATGTAGACTTTGATTATGATGCAATTAAATCAATGGGTGATGATGAACTTTCTGCTATTGAAGAAGAAATCAAGGGTGATGAAGGTGTGGACTGGATGTTCCATAGCTAAAAGAGATACATATAAAGATGGAATTGTACATTAAATATATAGGAGATCCTAACTATGATCCAAATCAAGTTCATATTGAGAATGAAGTACAACAACTTATAACTCAAATTGAAACTACTCTTTTTACTGATAAAGGAGAAGTTTTAGGCGCTCCTGGTTTTGGCTGTAATTTAGAAGATTTGATATATTCATTACAGTACAATGAACAGCAATTGAAATCAACAATAGAAGGTCAGATAAACGCGTATTGTCCACTGGCTAAAAAATATAACGTGAAAACCGAAATTAGCTTTTTACGAGGTACTGTGAGAGATGTTGCTTATATTGACATCACAGTTGATAATAGTTATCTTGTGCAGGTTTACGTAAATTAAATAAATAAAACGGATGGCAGATCTTAAATTTTTAAATAAGCTTAGAGTAACAGGTGCTCAGATTAAACAGGATGCAAGAACATATATTTCTCGTATCTATAATCGTGCCGGTACCTTGTTCACTGAGGCCTCTCCTTTCGCACAACTCTTAAATGTAATGAGTGAGATGAGTGAATTGATTATGTTCTACGTAGAAGATTCTTTAGTGGAACAGAATATTTACACGGCTCAACAAGCCGAGTCAATTTACGGTATGTCAAGACTAACTGGACATGATGCAACTAGAGGCTATGCTGCTTTTGGTGAAATTGAGTTTAGGTGGAAGCCGGGCGCTGATTTTGTTAAAATTGCAGGTACTGGTCTAACATTTGATGGTAGAGCTGTTATTAAGTTCGACTCAAATGGTCTAAAGTACACTGTTCAAACACCAAGAGAAAGATTTAGAGTTGAGAAGAGTAATAAGAATAAATTTTCATGTGAAATTATACAAGGTGAATATGAATCACAAACTGTAACTGGGACTGGAGAGAATCTTCAGTCTTACAATATAAACGTTAGAGGATTAACTGACCATAACAAAATTACAGTCTACGTAAACGGCGAAGTATGGACTAAACATGTTTCACTCTATGACATGAACGCTAATGAAAAAGCTTATATGGTTAAGACTGGAATTAGCGGCGGATTAGACCTTTACTTTGGTAACGGTTCTTTCGGTATGCCACCTGCAAATGGTGCCACAATCGAGATTGAGTATATTAAACACAGTGGCTCTAAAGGTAATTTGCCTGATGGTTCAGATCTAACTGTAAAATGGGAAACGGAAGGTGAGGATTCAATTGGAGAACTACATGACCTAAATGAATTCTTTGATATAACAGTAACATCTTCTCCGAAGATGGGAGCAGATCGTGAATCAACTGATTTTACAAGGATTCTAACACCACTTGCAAGTAAGTCGTATGTGTTAGCCACTCCAGACAACTATGAGTACTTCTTATCTAAGTACAACCAGTTTTCATATATTGATGCTTACAACCGCACAGACGACCAGTATTTAGACGACGATAACGTAGTTTACATCTTTGCAATGCCAGACTTTAAGAGAAAGTTAACTGCAGGTATGGATTATTTCTCTCTACCGCAACAGGAGATGTTCTTTACACAAAGCGAATATGATGCAATGTATCAGGTGTTGCAAAACTCAGGCCAGATGATGATGGCTGCTGAAGTTAAATTCGTAGAACCAATTGTCAAGAAGTATAGTATGGATGTTGCAATCAGATACTTTGATGGCTTTAGTAAACAAGAGATTGCAAACGACGTAAGAGCAGCTATCTCAAATTATATGCTTAACATTACGAGAAGAGATAAGCTGCCTAAGTCAGACATTGTCTATATTCTTGAAGAGATTGAAGGTATTGATTCGGTTAACGTAAGATTCATTAGCCAGAAAGAAGAAGATGCACTTAGATTGGGTTACTATGAGACTGTAACTACAACTATTCAGCCACAAGAACCAGTTACTCTTGAAAATATCGGTAACGGTAAACAAAAATATGTATTCTTCCAGAAGATTGAGGAGTCTAATCTAGTTAGAATTAACCCAGGAGATTCTATCCCAGACTCAGTTAGAGGCTTAGATCAATGGGGTGATATTATAATGGGCAAAGATGAAGTTGCTATCTTTAGAGGTGGTTGGTTAGACCGCGATGACGATCTTGTCGATGATGATGTAAAATTAAATGAAGAGGCTGCACTAAGTATAAACTTTGATGAAGCTCCTGTGCCTAGAACAATTTACACTAGAGTGCAAGCTGGAAATAGAAAAGCGTTATAATGGAAGCACCCTTTAAAGGCTTATTAAGGTATAAACGTAGAAAGATTTATGATGTTGCAAAGCACCGTAAAGACTCTAGACTTAATACTGGTTACGATTATAAGGACAATCTTTTTAATCTGATGACCTCGAAACACATTCGTAGAAATCAGATTATTAAAGAGTTTATGCTCTTTCTTAATGATTATTTTTATAATATTATTAAGGGCGTTAAGCACCTAAAAACGTTTAAAAATTACACAGTAGAAAAAGACGATACTAATGTACGATAAACTAAGATTTTTTAACGGATTTGACTATGACATGAACATGGTCAAAGATGCTGATGGTATCTGGCAAGGTAACGTCTATCTAGATGAAGTATCTGTTGGTCTCTACGAAACGGCTAACATTTTCTTATTAGAGGAGACTGGCTACTACTATGCGGGTCAGACTACATCTGCTACAATGCCAGGTTTGATTCAGCCGATTGAAAATTCAGTTGGTTCAAAACTAGTTTGTAAATGGATTGATGAAAAAGGAACGTCTAGTGATATTTTTATCTACGGTGCGGAAATGAAGAATGGCCAGCCCGTTATTACACACCATAAAGAGTTAACATTAGAGCCACAGCTACAGTCGGTTGCACCTTATAATGTTGTTGATGGTGTTAAGTATTATGAGAAGCTGGACTTTAAAAAATTGAGCAACCAGGCGCTGCAGTTAAATGTAGCTTTAAGATCTAATGCTGACGGACCACACAGGCGCGTCTTAGGTATTTATGATGTAGTTAATGGAATTGAGACACAAGTCGCTCAGATTGCATTCTATGGCGAAGTGGTTGCCGAAGACGAAAGACTTAGAACTTTACTACAAAATTTCGGCGCAACTCTAGATGAAGGAGACTTCCTACTCTTTAAAGAGCACGACATCTCGGAACAAAGCCCAGACTATAAACTCTTAAACAGAAAGCGTAAAGAGCTCTTACTAGAGCTACATAATATTAAACCCTTCGTTGGTACTTACAAGGCAATCTTAAATGCGATTGACTTCTTTGGTTATAGCAATATAACACTAAAAGAATACTGGATGAACGTTGACAAGAGCAAACCTTCTTTTGGTAAACTCTTTGCGATTCCTGTCCCTAATTCTTCGGTGCGCGGTGAGATGTTGCGTAAGAAGTTGACGGTACAGATCCCTTCAAGTACAATGAAGAAGACTAGTCGTTTTAGCCTAGTCTACAGATTAAACGAGCCGAACGGTGGTGTTGACCAGTGGGATATTCCAACCGTTGATGAGATATTTGAGTATACACCGGATGAAATCTTAATCAAGCTCTATGGTTTAAAGCAGAAATTACAGCGTGAATATCTGCCATTAAATACTAAGATTGTAGATATTACAGCAGAAGGTGACTACTTTACTCAGAGAAACTTAAATGTATGGAACGTTCAGAATGAGATTGGTTTTATAAGTGAGGGTCATGATATTAAATTTAAGGTTGCGCCAGAAGGTAGAACTCTCTTTATTGAGGATTTGGGTCTAGTGCTAGAGACAACTTTAGATAAGAATAGTGCTGACTATCAAACATACTTAGGTTTTACACCAGCTGATTTTGCAATAGCAACTACATCTCAACTACAAGAACTCGAAGATATTTACAATGAGTTCTACGAGTACTACATTGAAAGAGACTTAAGGACGTTTAACCAGGATATTCCAGTTGGCTGTCCGGTTATCTTAGACGGTAGTGAAACTTTTAGGGACACTTGGTTCGACGGTGGTTTTACATGGGACGATGCTATTGACCCGAACTCACAGCTCTTAGTAACTTGGGATAACTGGTGGAAACGCTGGGTTTATGAAGTTGAATGGCTTGTAACTGGACCTAATGGTTTTAGCTTTGAAGTTCGCGGTGATATTGACAACTATCTAACAATGCCAATTATAGTACCTTACGAAGGCAGCTATACGGTTGAGATGAGAGTTTATGACCTTTTTGGCCATCGATCACACTATAGAGAAAGAGATCTTTTTCAAGTTGAACTAAAAGACGTTGAACTCTATGGAGTCTATAAGTGGTTAGACCCAGTAAGATGGAATGATAAAGGCTTAACTTGGAATAAGTCAGGTGGCTATTGGGATAACGCTCAAGACAGTAGTGTAACTGTAGACCAGGCAATTGCAAGTCTATCCAATACGCTAGACAGGGCTAATTATTTACACGATGAAAGCCAAGGTATTAGGTTTTCAATGGTAAGAAGGTATAATGACACGTTAACTGAAACTGGTTTTTCAGAGACTACTGGGCCGTACCAATTTGATGAATCTAGGTTTAGATGGAGAGACACTGAACATCTTTCTTGGAATGCAACTAGGGTTGGTAGTGATTTGTCTGCATCTTTTAAAGTTTACGATATAGAGAATGGCGATGAAATTGCGATTGACTTTAAAGATCCAAATACTGAAGTTATTACAACAGGTTCACATGTGATTACAAGCAATACGGCAAGCTCGCCGGTTAACACAGCTCAATATGAAGCTGAATGGGAAGCAATTAGAGATGAATTAAATAACTCAACCAATCCAATCATTCAGAAGTTTAACTGGAACGCAGTTTTTCACGATACTAATGGTGACGGCTATGCTGATACATTTTTGTATATGCTGGCTGTAGGTAAAGAGTACTCTAAGAATTATGACTTTGAGAGTGTTACCGTAACGCCAAATGGCGCAAGTGCTATTTTAGCCGATGGAGAATTACACGTGGTTCACTATAATCCAGGTTTTGATGATACTAAGATTTTTAGAGAATATACTGAGGTTGAAAGATCAACTCACGTTACAATTGCAGCTGATGCTACTAACATGCCGGGTATTAAAAACCCAAAGTGGGGCATTGTAAACAGAAGCAACCCTGAAATAAATGATATATACTATGATAGTATGTGGTTAACCTACATATTCCAAGACCCAGGTACTTATGAGATTACACTTGAGGTTGAAGATACCAATGGTAACCACAACGTCGTCAAACGTAATATGATAAATGTAAAATAATAAACAAACAAAAATGGCAAACATTACACAAATCTTAGGAACAGATTCTATCTCATCTTCTAGGCCAGTTATTAATAGTAACTTCCAGCTGGTGAATGATGATATTGCTGATCTACAGGCACTTCTAGATCCTACAAATGCTACTATTCAGAATATTTCATCTGCAACAGTACAAAGCTTGACAGTACTTAACGGTACAACAAACATTGCTACATTTACAGCATCCGGTATTGATTTAGACGTTGATGTTGAATTTGCTGCAAGAACTACGATGGCCGGTGAAATTGTAAAGCCTGGTGTTGAAGGTAGCGCTGTAGTTCCAACTGCAACAACGTCTCCGGGCTCTTTAGCCGAGTCAGCTTATTTTGTAAATACGGCATTCTTGTTACCGGCAGGTATCGAGGGTCAAGAAGTAACCATTATCAACGTTAATACTAGTGCTGTTACAGTTGGTGTTCAAGCAGGATCAACTTTAGGAGCAACTTCTATTAGCTTAGATGGACAGAACTCAACAGTAACATTAAGATACATCGGTACAGTTTGGTATGTGATCTCATCACACGCTGCAACTATATCGTAAGCAATAAATTAAAAGAATATAAATGGCAACTCCGTTAGTTAGAATACCTCAACCAAGAGGCGGCACGATGTACGCTTTTGCGTCTTCTGCTAGAGATATGACTAGGGCGTTCAATAACCCTGACCTGAACTTTGAGTTCAGCCGTTATGCGTTATTGGATTTACCTGACTTTACACAATCCACAAATGGTGCAAATACAATTGACTTTAGTTTAAACCTGGTTAATGCATCTGGAAGTGCTTATTCTGCCGGCGCGCCAAACATTGATTTTGCACAGACTTTTCAGAATTATACATTAAATGCTGAAGAGCTCTTATTACAAGATGACGATTACGATCCAATAATTCTACAGTCAGATGCTGAAAAATTATTCTTTAAATGGTTAAGCAATCTAGGTGCGATTAGATTTAGAACTGCTGATTCAAACGAGGCTACAATCGGCGCTCTAACCGAAGAGAACAATTCAATTCAGACTGGTGCTGTTTATGATCGAGTAGTTAAGTACATTGGTACAATTGACGCTGAGAACGATATTGCCTATAAAGGTAATGCATATCATGAAGTTTACATTAACGTGCCAACTTCAGTAGGTTCAACGCCAACTGTTCTTTTCCAGCCTAGACAATATAACACAACAGCAACCAAACTCTATGCTGATAATGTAATTGAAGGCAGATCGGGTCAAAACCACCCAGATCCAAACATCAACTTATTATCAGTTGTAGATACTTACGACGTAGGCACAGGTGAGGCCTATTACAATATTAATCCAAATGCAACCGATAGCGTACAAATTGTTTTTAACGATACCTCATATGCTCAGATTACAAATGTATCTGATGTTGAGAATTTATTAGACTTTGCTAAAACAGGTCAGCAGTTTACTTTCAATGCCATTTTGGTTTACTATGACTTATATAGCGCTTCTAATCCTTCACAAAGGGCGACTAACTTATATGGTATTCTAATCTTAGATGAAATTCAGTCCACTGGCGGAACTGGTTCTAAGATTCACGAGCAGATTAAATTTAAACCGAATGAAGTAACAGGACTTAACGGTAATGCCTTCTCTTTGAAGCTTAACCTTAAGTTTAACTCTTCTCTAGATAACGTTGGTGTTGAGACTTCAGTAAATGACTTTACTACATTCTCAATGGATCTGTTTATGGATACGACGACTGCTCTTGAGAATGCAACTGAGTTATTAATTGAAGCTAACAGAAGATATGGTTATCTAGCAGAGAGGCTGGATAGCGTAGAGAATCTAGTAGTTGGTAGTCAAGAGAATGATGAACTAGTTGCTAGAATAGCTGAGGTTGAAGAGCAGATGCAGAATGCATCTCTACAGCTACAAGACTCAGATTCTCTGTTACAACTTATTACTAAAGCACACGACCGTATCAATTCAATGATTGACGGTACTATCCCAACTGAGATCCAATATAATACTGACGTAATCTTTGCTGGTGCAGGTACAAGAATTGATAAGTCTAATCCTGAAAAGATTAAGATTATAAATGATGTAAACGGATACTCTATCACACCTGCATTTACATGGGATCAAGTTGGTACTCCGACCTTGATTACTACTAGCAGTCCGTTTGACGTTGGTGCATCAGGCCAAGGCGCTCAAGCTTTTGGTATTTATGCTAAATTAGCAAACTATACAAATAGGCTAAGTTTACAGAACTTATTAACCAATGACCCTAATGATGATCTAGATATATACATTGACGATGGTTCATTTGCATGGAAAGCTGGTCAATTATTTAAGATCTCTTTCGATACAATAAACATGGGTGGTAACTCAATTAACATATATACGGGCCGCGCTACTGGGTACGATAAGACAATTGCAACTCTACAGCCGGTACAGCTTATTAGTGATAAGCCATATATTGAGGTTGTGTGTATCGACCCTATAAACTACATTTTTGAAGTGGATATATTAAGATAAGATGAATACAAATAACTCAATTTCTAGCACGGTTAAGAAACTTCTCGAGATCAATACTAACTCGTTGAAGACCTTCGAACGTATAAACGAAGCGATTACAACACAAGAGAAGAACGTGCCACTTGAAATCTTAAACGGTGAAGGTGGGACAACAACTGTTTATGTGCCTTCTTTTGGCTACATGAAACGTGAACTTGAGCGTTTAGATACTAATCTTAAAGCCCTAAGCGGTCTTGGTAAAGGCAATACTAAAGTAAGGCTTTCAGATGGTACTTACCAAAATGTAATTACATCTAGACTTAAGAGCCCTGCAAACGATATTAGAACTTTTACAAAGCCGGATCAATTTAAGGTAAAGTCTAACTACTTTTTTGAAGACTTTTTGAACCCGCTTTTATCAGTTTCATTTAATGTTACAAATCAAATTCCAAGCGATACCGAGCGAGTTCTTGTAAAAAGAATTCTTTTTGACAATACTAGCCAGGCTGCTGTTGACTTCTTTAACGAGAACTTCTTAAACCAAGAAGAAATTGACCATGCACAGGCAATTAGAGATATTGCTAACAATAACATTTCATATCAAGTTGACGAAGAATTAAGAGACATGCCTTATCAGAGTGTTCTCTACTTTGGTTCTTTCGACGTTTTAGCAATAAATGACTCTAAGAGAACAGTAACTATTGACGGTCAGACTAAAAGAAAGGCAGTTAAAAGATACCGCCTAGACAAGCTAACATATACAGATTCTAACAAAGACGTTAAAGATACCGAGGTCTTAAAAGAAGGTGATGAACTTATCGTTAATACTGGTAAGATGACCACTAAATATAAGGCTACTAGAGTAGACAGTTCGACAAGAGAGGTTGAACTAGAGCTTGTAGAAGGCTTTGAGGCTATTAGGATTGGCGCTAACGCACTTAAAATTTATAAGAATACAAACATTCAGCTGAATGTAGAAATCAACGTAGGGTTCAACGAACGCGTCCTAGTGTTTGTTAAAGCAATTGACCCGGATTCTAAAATTCTAGCTGAGAACTGGTCACCTGGTGTTGGCTTTTATACTAATGACCTGAGTAGAGTTGATGAGGACGGAAACGTTATAACTCTTGCAAATTATTACAAAGAAGAAGTTGCTGACTTTGGTCAATTTATCAGAGCACTAAAAGAGGACTCAATACCACCTTCAACTGAGGGTATTACGCCAGATGCTCCAACAATTGACGCTGCAAACTTTAGTGTTGTACAAATTAACAGACACTTAACTGATAATGATGCTGCTAACAAGATTAAGCAGTTGTCAAGAGATAAAGTTGCAGTAGAGGAGGCAATCAAGAAATTAGACGATACAATCGTTAAGAAGAGATCTGAAATCGCGACTAAAAAATACACGTCGCAGATTGAGTCTGATAAAGACAGAAACCAGTTAGCGAGCTTAGTTGAGCAGCGAACTTCTGAAACTAGACTCTACGGTTCTATTGTAAACCAGGTTCAAAGCCTTTCTTCAGATACTAATGTTACTAACGTAACTCCTAAATTTAGAATTAGAGGTTTCTGGTCTATTCCAGCCGATAAAAAGGTTGCTTCAACCACAGATCAAAGAGTTGTACAATTTGTTATTCAGTACAGATACCTTTCAACTAGCGGTAAAGCACCTGAAGTTTCTCAGTTGACCTTTACCGAAGATGCTAGAGAGAAAACAGCAGTCTTCTCAAACTGGAATGAAGTTAAAACACCAGTTAGAGAAAGAGCTAAAGATCCAGTAAGTGGAAAGTTTGTATGGCAAGACTCTTTAATAGAGGACGGTCAGAAAGTTAACTTTAACCAGCTTGACATTCCTATTCAACAAGGTGAAATCGTTGAGTTTAGAATCAAGTCTGTTTCTGAAGCTGGCTTCCCAGCTAATCCAATCATGTCAGACTGGTCAGCTCCGATTACAATTGCGTTCCCAGATGCTGAGTTAGACACGACTGATCTACAAGATATTGTTGATCTAAACAAAACAGAGTTAACAAGTGTCAGACTAGCAGAAGAGCTAGACTCTAAAGGAGTTTACACACATGTTGGCGACTCATTTACTGCTAACGAGAGCTACTATGCGCACGTTGCAACTAATCTGGCTTCGGGCTTTTTATCACCTGAACAAAAGCCAATTTCAGTTTACGATAAACTGGCTGAACTACAGCAGAAAATTGAAGCGCTACAACAACAAATTGAAAATGCCAAAGGTGAACTTCTAGTTAAACTTATTGCTGAAGACGGTACAGTAACTATTATTAACAAGAATACTAATAATAAGATCTTTGCTGGCTATTACGTAGATGAGGTTGCTGAAATTTCAATTAAGAAAGGCCACATTGTAACTAAGACATTTAAACTCCTACTTGAGAATACTAAAGCAACTCAACTTGAATTAATTTCGAGAATTGCCGGTGAAAGAACAAAACCAGCTTACAGATCTTCTGCAAGTGGTTCTGTTGCAGGTATACATAGCTTTGGTAACGTAAGTAACGACCAGGGTACTAATGATGTTGATGATAAGATAGTATCAGACATTTATTACACAAGCAAAGGTAAATATGATCTTGCGCCTATTCTTTACCAAAACTTAACAGGTACCGAATTAACAAGATATGATCTATTACAACCAGCGCCATATCAGTCTGCTCAGAGAAGAGGTCAATTCATTTACTCAAGGTATATGGATATTGCTAACGTTGAGCCTCTGTATGCAGTGAATGCGGTGACAAACCAGCAAATTTCAAGCACTAACTTTAGATACTATGAACATACGTTAAGTTACGGTACGTTTGAGGGTAGTGATGCTAACTTCTTAACGCCTGATGGCGATGCTGATTCAACTAATTATATTTGGGCAGGTTCTTTCGGTAGATACTGGTCTTCATCACAGCAGACCCCACCACTGATTCAATTCCAAGAATGGGGCGGTTACGACCCGGAAGCAGTTGACTGTACTGCAATTACAAGTATTAATACCACTACATACAACAATGGTATCTTTATGCATAAGGACCATCCAGATATTGAAACTTTCTTTGGGTCAACATATCCACAGGCCAATTCAGATCCATCAGATTTAAAGGATAGCGAACAGGTGCAAGCGCTACAAGCTATTGTAGACAGTGGTATCTACACAATGCCGATTACAGCTAATATACCGAACGGTGCTCTAACCAGTACGCATTTAGGTTTAACAGGTTATGCTCTAAAACAATTAGGCTTTAGAGATACTAACAACATGATTACGGCTGACAGAAGAACGTTTAAAATGTCTTTCGATGCCAATGATCAGTATCTACTAGGAGGTCGCTCTTGTGGTGCTTTCTTATACATGTCGCCAATTAACTTATTCTCACTTTCAATTGATGGTGATAATGATCTTTCTAGAAAACACTTAAATCAGGGTGATGCTAATGCTATTGCAGTTGATATTGTATTCCAGTACAGAATGACTGATTACGCCGGTAACGATACTACGACCGATATTGGTAACATTGCAGGTTTAAGAGGTTCTAGTGTTTCTAACGTTACGTATTCTAAGAAAATTGGATTAGATATATTCGACGAAGGTGACGATCAATTCTCATTTGACTTAGAAGTATTTGCTAAATACTCAGCAAAAGGTAGCAATATTAACTCGATTAAGGCTGCTCAGCTAGTTGCAAATACGGCTGTTGGTAATGATGTTTCGGCTGCATCTCCAATCTCACCACTAGGCTTTACTCTTTACTCTAGTTAAACTTGTTTATCTCAAGTTTCAGTCTATGATATATAGATTGCAGAAGCTATATAAAAAAGAAGGCAATAGATGGCATTACAATCAATTAACTTATATTCTAAAACTGGAATAACTAATCCATGTACTGGTGGTGGTCAGGGTACATTAGGCGTTTTCTATTGGGATGACGATGATGGCTCCAGCGGTAGTCTAACACCGAACTCTTTAGACACTATTGTAAGTAATAGTAAGGAGATCTATAATGATAGCTTATTTCAAAGTTTAGCACAGGATGGTTGGTATGCTGAGTCTCTCTTTCCTGGTCAAAATCAAGTTGATGTGTATCAGTTTCAGAGTGGTAGCTGGGGGAGTTATACGCAATGTCAACCTTCTGCTACAGCTTCAATTACAGTTTATTATAAAGACCCTAATCAATTAGACCCTAGTGTAGGTCCTGATGACACTAATCCTTGTGACCCTAATGTCAGCGCATCCCAGGAAACAATCTACTATGACTCTACTGCCCAAGGTGGAGTAGGCTTTGGTTTAACTCTAGCACAGGCTATTCAGTACAACGTAGGCGTTTTTTATGATTTTAGTCTGAGTCAACAACTAGATGACGGTTGGTACGCTGACGATGATTTTCCAGATTCTGTAAATGATGTAAACGTTTATCTTTTTTTAGGAGGCGCTCATTATTCAAATCTAAATACTAACGGTTATATTATATGCCAATCAACGGGAGGGACCTCTACAACTAGTGGAACTAGTGGAACTAGTGGAACTAGTGGAAGTTCTGGGACTGCAGGTGCTTTTTCATTAAGAGTAACCGCAGCAGAAGCAGCGCCTTTTTTATGCCAAGATGTCACAGATGATGATCCCGATTCAACAATTCCTTTCTATACTATACACTATTGGACATCTAGTGGTCCTTTAACACTAGCTCAAGTAGCTGATGCAAATATACCTATTTTCTCAGATGAGAATAGTGCTGTTGACTACGGCCTTCGTGTTCAGAGTGGAGTTACACCAACGTACAGTGGTATTATTAAGTTTAGTGGTTACTTTAGAGAATTTAAGCAGAGAGGTATATTCTATTGGGAATTTAATGACTCTAATCCGGCGAATTCTAAGTGGAGGAGCGAGTTACAAGATGATTGTCCGCCTATTCCAGAACCACAAGCATGGCCTATAACACTTTACCATGATAACACTTTGTCTAATCCAGATAGTATTTCAGAATACTGCTGTAGCAATAATTCAACTTCAGCAGTGTGGTATTACTGGAGTGTAAATCCTTATCCAAATCTATTAACTTTAGCTAATGCTGGTATTTTACTCTACAATACTGCAAATGCAGCTGAAATTTCTTTATTTCCTGAACTTATCCCATTTGGTATATGGGGAGATGACACTGGCAGTGGCACTGGTAAACTGCTTAAATTTAGACCTAATGATGATCTTCAACCAACATGGTTCGGCCTAGACGATAGTGATACGGAGACAGAGAGCCCTAACATCACACAATATTTTAACTGTGGTTATTTTACTCAGCCTGCTGGTAGCCCGAATACCAACATACAGAGTACAAGTCCTTTTGCGAACAAAGTATTTTATGCTTTTCATTCATGTGATCCAACAGCGGGCGAACATATTTTACATGTAGTCGACGGGCAGCATTTTGCTAACGTTGACAACTTTATGAGTGACTTTATAGAAACTCTAGTAAGAACTAACCCTAAGTTGACAACTATTGAAACTGGCGTTATTGGCTGTCAAACTTACAAGCATAAAGTTATTGCAGAGAGCATCGAAGAAGCAGTGCAGCTTTTAAAAGCGGAAAAATTGAACGGTGTCAAATATTATGATGCTGTACAAGAGTCTGAGTTAAGTGATTTAGGTATTGGTGACTTTGTAACTCTTAGTATTTACGCAGACTGCTGTGATTGTATACAAAGATTAAACGATAGTAGGTATCAGTTTGGTGAAACTGGTGTTGTTCAACCAGCTGGCCTAGGGCCTAACTTTGCAGTAGAGAGAAATGCAAAGCTGGATAACGTTGCTAAACCTCTTTTAAGAACTAATCCTAAACTAACAACTAATGTTAAACTTGTTGTTAACTCAAGAGATGAACTATATCTTGATTCGATCAGTGCAACTGATGATTTAGCATCTGCTAATTACAAGAAGTTCCCGGTTAATCCAAGAGGATCGTATGCGTATGATCTGACTAGATTCTACACTAAGAATAAAACACCGCTTGAAATAGTTTACACAACTAAGAGGCGAGATTCTGACTTCTCTGTTTTCTCTGAGTATGAGAAACAGATCGAAGAAGATTACCATTACGGTACGGCAATGAACTACTCTAAGTTATATGACGAGGAGTTTAGAATGTTTGCTCCGATCTATGTTGATCTAAATATGCCTAAGAAGTTTGTAATCTACAGGATAAACGACCCTAAGGATAGTACTTCTTTTACAGATAGTGCTCTTGGCAACGAAGCTAGAATTAAAAAGTTAATTGAGAAATCTGAGATTGTTAAGGTTTTTGATCTGACTAAAAATAGTAATATCGGTAAGTATTTAAGAAATTACGTACAGGATCAAGCCTTTCCAAAGGCTCCGATTACATTCTCATTCGAAGAGAATGAAAAGACTACATATAATGGTATTGATTTAATTAAAGGTGGTTTTACTAAGAAGGCTGAGTATATGCATAACGATTTTATACTTAAAGATAAGCCTTTAGTAGCCGCTAATGATTTTGTTACAGATGGCTTTAGAAGAAACCATATTGCGGCTGCAAACATCATCAACATGGAATTCTTGTTCGATGACCCACATGCAAGTACTTATTCAGTTAACAGATATATTGGTCTTTACGTAGATGATATTGAGACTGGTTCTGGTCGAGTTTCTTCGATTAGAAATGGTAGTATTATCTTTAAGAACGTGAACTCTAACATGAGCTCTACGTTTGACTATGCGGCAATACCTTCTTATAAGATGTTAACTGAAATGCCAATTTTAGCATATGCTAGAACTGGCGAAAATTACTATAAGCTAGATAATACAAAGAGCTATGACCATAGTAGACTGGAGCTTAGAGTTCAGGACTCTAGAAATGAGATCCCAACACAGCTGGGTATACAGTACAAAGGTCAAACAATTGACATAAAGGCTAATCCTAACAGGGGGTTTGACTTTATCAAAGTTAAAGTTGTCGATATTCCAAACCACAACGATAAAATTGCACTGGCTACAGTAAAGAATGAGTCTTATAGATTTACTTTTGTTAAATTTGTAGCTAATGTTAACGTTCAGATTGATGATTCAGTTGGTAATACAATAACTTTTAACACTGGTGCTGATATTACTACAGCTCTTTCTAACGTACAAACCGCATATACAGCTCCATTTGCTGATGTTTACAACCTTGAAATTTTAGACAATGGCTTTATCTTAACCGAGAAGTTAGCCAATCTACTTAATCTAGCACCAGAAGTTACCACATCGAATGGTAACGTCTTTAATAGAAAGGAGATCTATACAAACGTTGAGATACCAAACAGATCTTATTATGCCGCAGATCCAAATACTGCAAGCCCGAATTACTTAACCAAAGGAACTTTCAGCGGACAATACTTTTCTGCTGCTGGTAATACTAGAGATGTCGCTATTGCTTTAACTAAGTTAATTAGAGAAAGAGGAGACTTTGATGCATTTAACATTGGTGATGAGATTTATATAAGTGTTAAGATACCGGGTTATAAAATTATGCAGCAAGCATTCTTAGTTAACAGGAATAATACACTACCGTTCTTGGAGTTTGATGCTATTAACGTAGACTCTGATAACGAATTAGAGCTAGGAGATTTAGCTATCGGTACTTCTGGCAACTGGGATGCGTATTTCTTTAAAGGTGGTAATTTAGAGAATAAGAGTATTTTAGTGACTAAAGAAACTGCTCCAATTATAAGTGTAGGTGAGTATTTACCAACTGCATATAAGGGGCGTTATAATAGAGTCGTAGATATTGTTCAAGATATTACAGACCCTGCCGGTGATTACTTAAAGGTTATATTATCTTTGGAGAACTCAGTTAAGGATGGTGAGGTTAGAGTTTTTGTAGATAGAGACTTAACGATGGGTCTATTCTCAGCATACTCAATTTACGATATGGACTTTGACTTCCACGATACAGCTAATTCTAATCTTAAAGAATTGAATCACGAGACAATAGACCAGATAGTTTATGAACCTTATAGTGGGGTTAGTCAAAATACTAGTCCAGGAGCAGGTGACCTAATAAAAACCGATGTTCTAGATGCAGCTTACGAAATTTCACCAGATTTATATTTTGCTAATCTACAGCCTATTCTTGGCAACGAAGATATTGATGATGTTGACTTAGAATCAATCGGAAGTGAGTACGATAGGCTTTCTGAAAATGAAATCAAAGAGTTTGCAATAGGGTCAAGAGTTGTGCCTAATATTAACAAGTGGGTTCTAAGAAATGGAAATACTGTAAGAGAAGAGCCTTATCACTTAAACGCTAATAGTGCTTTTGGTAGAACAAACTTTGCACCGGACCTTGAAGTTACAGAACGTGATATAAAAGCATTTACTCATGAATGGTTCTATATTGAAAACTTACCAGATTATTTAAGGTTCTGGCAGATTAACAATACTTTTAGTTACATTAACTTTATTAAAGGGTTTGATCTAACTAAAGACCTATTTAAGAGAGTTGACTACGACTACTTCGATATGTTCATGGTCGGCGAAGGTCACGAAATTGATCTTTATAATGATGATCCACTTGAACGAGATTCAAGTCTTTTCAATATTAACAGTTATGTAAAATCTAATCTACGTAAGAAATACACTATCATTGACAATGGTTCTTCTGAAACTTTTGCAAATACTATATTTAAGGGCTTAAATGTGACTCTTAAATCTAGAAAAGAGTTTGTTAATAGCGTAGCTTCAGAATTTGTAAAGAATACCGAGTTCAACGGTTATAAGTTTAGTATAATGGTTAAGGTTAACAATCAAGCTTCTAACAATTCAATTGATTTTGAGGTTATTCAGAATAAGAAGTTTAAATTTGTAATCTTCTATATTACGTTGAATACGGGTGATGTTTGGGCATCAGATCTAAACAGAAAGCTATTCTATGAACTTAAACACCAACTTAACTATAACACAGTTACTAATAAATACGTTTATGCTGATATAAACATTTCCGGCGCATTAGACTTAAAGGCTATTAATTTTAACGGTTTAAGTCCTTATCGAGTTTATGGTATTGACCATGCGGATGGATCAGTTTCTAATTTTGATTCTCAAATATCTAAGAATACTTCAGGTACTTATAATAATATTGTAATTGACTTAGGTGCTATTGGTGAATATCAAGTACAAGTCTTCTCAGTAGAATCTGATAGTGAACTTTTCATACAAGGTAGACCAACTAAAGTCGGAGGGTCTGTTAGCGACCCAGATTATTATTTAGATACAGTTGCTTTAAATATTGCTGATCTTAAGAACGCAACATATACTTATATTGGCGGTGGTTTTAACGCACAGCAATTGATACTTAATGAATTAACTGCCGGTAATGTCTCTAAAGTACTTAACAACAACGATGACAGAGTTACTTATACAACTATCGAGAGTGATGGAACTGTAAATAATAATAGGTTTACTATTAACTTTAATGATGGTAAAGAGTTTGTTAAGAAGGTAGATCTAACCACAGTTGAAGACGTTGATAAACCGAAGAGCTATAAATTATTAAGCACTGGTGTTACAGCAAAGTTGACTATAAGCGATCCGGTCGCTGCTAAAGAGAAGTATTATGATGATTATAATAAGTCTAAGAAAACAATAGGCTATAACATCGTAGCTACTAATCCATACTATGCATTCATGGTAAGACACTCAGGTGATTATACTATAGATCTAGAACCTGTAGTTACCTTTACGGACATTTATACACACTTTAAAACAAATAGAAAGCACTCTACTCTAGATTTACGTGAACAACTATTTGAGACGCCTCTATATAAACACAGTCTGACTAGTTCAGCTGAGATTAACGTTGCTAGATCTTACTATAATAAATTCAATAGATGTGGTGTTGCTTTTAACGTTGGTTTTATTAAAGACTCAAACGTGATGAAGGTGGTTCAAGGTGAAGCTATTGTGCCTCAGGCGTCAACACATGATTTAGGTTGGGGTAAAATTAAGAACCATTACTATCATAAGGTTAATGAGATTAATCCGAACGGTGTGTTGAAACTGACTAAAGGTGGAGACTTTTTACCTGTTTACCCGGTGATTGATGAGATAGCAATTGACTACAAAGATGTTAATGTCTTTAAGTCTTCTTGGGAAGATGGATATTACACAAGGTCTCTGGCAGGTGGTAATAAGGTTAACGTTGCGGGTACTTTTGATACTGCAGAAGAAAGATCTTATCTGGGTTCTACGGTCATGAAACTACAAGATGCTTATTTCTTAACAGAGTTTACAGTTCAGTTTGCAGGCTCGGAAGAAGAGCTAGACGATATTTTAAGAACTAATAATAATGAGAATGATGTTGTAATCTACGAAGACGATCAGACACTAATTGCTGACTTCTACATGAATGACGTGGTCTATCAAAAATTAAGTGATCTCGGTGCTTTAAATACGCTTTCTCAGTTTATTGACCCGGTAAAGTCAATTGGTGATAAGACTACGCTGAGTGATGATATGCAGGACTACGTAAACAAGAACTTGATTCAAGCGTTTACAATTGACCAGATTGACCTTTGGGTAAGTAGATTTAAAGGTGCTCAGTCTAATATATTAAGCACTTCAAGTCTTGAGGGTCTAGATGACGGCGGCTTTACTAGAGATCAGAGCTTTACTTATAGCTTACATGGTGATACACCGCTAAACTTCAGGTTGATATATAACAAAAGACTAGGCTATTCTTACAATATTAGACCTATGATAAAAATACAGTCCTAAAATGGCAATCAACATAAAAGAAATATTAACTAATGATAGCGATGTAATTAAAGTTGACAAGACTAATTACAACTTTGATCAGCTTGTTGCTAACGGCGGTGGACCGATCGGGATCAAGGGCCAGAAAGGCGAACTTGGAGGTGTCGGTACAACAGGAGCAAAGGGTGAAAATGGTGATGAAGGAGCAAAAGGAGCAAAAGGAGATACTGGCGCTGATGTTAACAACTGGGGTAGAATAAGCTACGACAGCGCTACAGACGCTGATATATTAAAACCGAAGAGAGGTGGTACTACTGATGAGCCTGTTTCTATTATTCTAGGCGATGAAGCCTATGTATACGGTGTAACAGATGGTATTGACAATCCAACTGCGTGGTTAAATATAGTTTTACCTGATAGTCCAAAATACAGTAATTATGCTAGTTTTTTAAACAGCACTTCTTCTGTTTTAAATCTTACAAGTTCAACCCAGTCAAGCGTTGATACTTACCAGATTAGCCATGGAACTTCTACAAATAGTGTAGACTTTAAGATAGACATTAAGAATAGTTTATACTTAAATGCACCTGATTTAGTGCAGATTACATCTAATACTGCGATTAAGCTTAATGCTGCTAACAACAATATTACATTAGGGCCAGATACTGGTACTTCTTCAGGTCTAATTGACTTAAGAGCAGATAGTGTTATTGCTAGAGGTAATTTGACAGTTGAAGGTACTACTACTGGTTATATTAAAGTGCCAAATGGTACTACGGCTAATAGACCAACCGGTGCTTATGGTATGATCCGCTACAATACTAATTTAGATGTTGGTCATAGCAGTGATAAAGGTAGTTTAGAGACTTTTGTTCAGCACCCAGAAGGAGATTACTGGAAGCCTTTGGGTAATATGGTAGACGCAGACGGCGATACTTTTATTACAGTAGACTATGCTGAAAACGATGGAACTGATAATGTGATTAGACTTAATGTTGGTTATCTTAGCGGTAGTTCTTACTTAACAGAAGTTGTTGGTACTTTTGGTGAAACTGTAAGTGATGGAACAACAGATATTGATAGAGTATTTAAGTATAACAACGTTATTTATGCAGCTGATGATATTTTAGTGGCAAATGATTCTGGTTTAAGGATTAAGGAAAATGGAGCAACACCGGGCGGTAGTCAAGTTGCTGCACAGAATAGCGGTGCTGCAGCTGCTAATAGAACTTTAGCAGATTACTTTTATAGAGAAAGTGCATTACAATATGACGTTGATGCATTTACTGACGGTACTCCATTTACTAATACGGTCACTGCTTCTACATCTAGCTACAGAAGAACAAATCAGGTTATAAAGGCTCTTGGTTGGGATCCGTCTGTTGGAAGTACTCTATCAAGCGCAAACGTAGCTATTATCATTGACCACAATAAAACAAAAATGTCTTATGTTAAAGTTGGGCATATGGTAACGGTTTGGGGAAGAATCGATTATTTCCCTTATTCAATAGCCAGTACTAACTTAAGTACAGAAACACCAGATATTAATTTTGATGGCACAAGCGGATCATCTGGTATTACTACACCTTCTAGAAGAGCTGCATTTGCAATAGGTAAACCAGCTACTTTCCCATATACTTCTGGTCTTACAGATACTAGAGTTGTATTCCCAATATCTGTTAGTTTAACAGCACAAGACGGTACAGCTGCTAGTGTTGGTTTTAGATATTTTGGAGTTATTGAACCAGGTATGAATGTGTTTACAATTATACAAGTAGATGATAGTACTGGTTTTATACCTGACGAAGCGTCAGAATCAGCCGATTCACACCACGCTAAGCATTTAGATATTGATGATTTAAAAGTAACATCAGCTACACCAGGTGAAGTTATTACATTAGAGTATAACTTTAGCATGCCTACTGATATAAACTCATATGATCTTAGTTCTAATTCTCTTGCTATTTACACTGAAGCTGAACTTACACAAAACCAAAACCAAAACCAAAACTAGGGATGATAACATTAACGTACGTGTTAGATAAATTAAAAGCTATTTGGCAGAATAAGCAACTCAGGAACTTCTTGATAATTGTTCTTGTTGCTCTATTATTCTTAAAACAATGTAATCAAATCTCTAATCTAAAAAGAGAAGTCGATCAAGTTGAAGAAACTGCAAATAGAAACTTTAATAATTACAAGGCAGCTCAAGATACAGTTAGACTTTTAGAACTTAAAAATGGTAAGCAAGCTGCTACGATTAAGAGTTATGAGTTTGATATTGCTAACCTAGAAGAAGAACAACATGGTTTAATAGCTAAGTACCGGGGTGTTTTAGATATTAATAAGGACTTGAACAAGGTTAACACTCTTCTTTCGGCAGATATTAAGATTAAAGATAGTTTGCTAGCTGCTATTTCTGTAGAAAGAATAGACTCAATTACTGATAAAGTAACGTTTGATAGATTTGATGACTTTGGTCATGGCAATACTAGGAATTTAGCCGGTAGTATGTTTGTTTATAGGGATGGAGATAATCTACTGTACAGGGACGCTATCTTTTCAATTCAACAGGAAATGAGCCTTTATGCTGCGATTGAAGATGCTGATGGAGATAGCCAAGATGAGATTAAGATTACAACGGACTATCCTGGCCTTATAATAACTGACATTGAAAATATAAACCTGATAAATAGTAAGTTGAACCAGAAGTATGAGAAGAAATCTGGCTGGTCTATAGGCTTAGGCGTTGGGTATGGAGTAAATTTAAACAATAACCAAGTAATTAGCTATGGACCTAGTCTAGGCATAGGTCTTTTCTGGTCACCTAAATGGTTAAGATTTTAATATGGCACAATCATCAAGATATTTTAGAATAGACGACGACGTACTTTTAGAGTTCATCTATCACGATCAATCTAACCCAAACGCGTATGAGATTGACGTAGACGATAATGGCTCTGAAGTTATGTTCTTGGACACGGACCAAGGCAATCCATTTGCTCAAAGACACCTGATCTCTGAATTAGGTGGCGACGTTGTCAACTTCGATGTAACTGATGATGGAGCCTACATTGCAGTTGAAGGATTTGCCGCTAGAACTCTACTATTACAGAACGGTAAGACTTATAAATTTAACGTAAGCGCTCTTGCAGTACCTACAGACTTTGATATTGAAGGTACATTAGGTATAAAGAGTTACGATGTGGTTGCCGGAGTTTTAACGTTTGTGCCGAATACAGACGGCCAAACTAGTTATACTTATCCAAATAGAGTTGGTGGTAAAATTACAGTTGACCGTAGAGCTAATCCACTGTTCTCAAACCCAGATGAAGATACTGGCAATGACGTTAACCAGACATTAGGTCGCTTTCATGCGGTACAACATCTAGATGATAAAACAAAGTATGCTCTGATTGGTTATGACTCAACTGGAGTCTACGCTAAGTATAATTACATAAACAACTCAACGGATTGGCAAGGATCAAACTCAGGCGATCTGGTGACCAACCAGGCGGCGAATACACTTGCTATCAACTATATCAAGTACGATACAATTAGACTACATTTAAGAAGTGGCTATTCTTTCGCTGCTCGAGGCTATGAGGGTTTCTTGTTTGAAGTAACTGCCGATAGAACTTCTGGCGTGAAGAACTATCTAACACAGTTAGTCTACTTGAATCAGAGTAACTACGAGTACGCTAATCCAAAGCCTTTTATTCTAGGTGAGACTCTCTACTCTAAGTTTATTGAAGTAAAGGTACCAACTCTAGTACAGCAGAATCAAGAGTTCTTAGATAGGTTCTATGGTGACGGTACTCAATTCTCATCTGACGTTTCACAGACTTCAAACTACGGTATTAGTTTTAAGCTAATCGATACTCTTTCAGCTGAAGCTGGATTTGACTATATTTACACAGGTGAAGAGAATAAGTTTACGGTTTCAAGAGAGGATGAATTCCAGGACTTTACGGTTGTAGTTGAAGACGCTGATGATGGAGATTACTTTAAGATCTACGGTGAAAAAGATAATTCAGCTTCTAATTTTGAGGGCTATATCCTGAATAGAATTCAGACTAGCCAAGATGATATTACAGTCTTCTTTGACATCGAAGTATTTGAACAAGTTGGTGTTTCTAATATTAAGACGGCAACTGCAGGCTTTACACAATATGAAGATTTTGATACTCCAGTTGTATATCGACCAGTTATTCAAAATGCAAATACAGCGGTTAATTTCTCAATTGACGTAACGATGAGAATTTACAACCAGACTGATAATACTCAAATCGTAAAGAGAGCGAGTTTAACAGTACCTCAGGCTGCGAAATACGGTAAGACTTTACAGAAGGTTACAATTAGCTCAGCTAACAAATTATCTGAGATTTATAATGTGTTGCCAAATACAGTTCCGAATAGAGTTATTCAAGATGTATTGACAAATGCACTACCGAGAAGTACAAAACAGGTAATTGCACTTGTTGAAAGACATAATGTTGTAACAGCTTCTGCTCCAGTACAAGCGGTACCTAGTCTTTCGGATCCAAATACAATTGAAATCGAAGACGTAGAAGAAGTAAGCTATGTTAGTAATAAGCAAACAGTAATAATAATACCACCTTTTACAACTTATATTAAATTTAAGTTTGCTAAAAAGAAAGGCGATGATCTGGAATATATCTCACTAAATAATATTGAAAACGTTGTCCTAACTGTTGGTAGAGGTGAAAAGGCTCTTAAGTTTAACCACTATCCACATAAAGACATTGAGATGATCGACGGTGAAGTTCTATTTAAGATTGATGAAGGAAATGCTAAGATCATTAATGGCCGTAACAGAGGTAGATTCTACATATCTCTGGATAACGGTAACGAAGAAACTATGTTAACAACAGGAAGATATAGAGCAGGCTAATGATATTAAACAGTAGAAATAACTTATTTGACTTTCGTTTTCCAAGAAAGTTTGTTCCAGAAGAAGTTGCTGAAAAGTATAAGCCTTATCTGAATAAAATTCCAGGTGGTCTTTTGGCAGAGCCAGTAGACTTTGTGAACTATTCAATCCAGGGTTTAAATATTCCTGGAATTAGTTTTGATCCAACGACTCAAGCTGATAATGATGGAACAACAAGATACCACAGAGGTGCTATTCCGATCCAAAATACAATTGATCGTCAGTTTACAGTGACCTTTCAGTTATTGGATGGATATATAAACTACTGGATTATGATGGACACCTTGCTCTATTATTATGCAAGAACCACAAAAGAGCCTTATATTCAAGGATTGACATTAAGGATCTTAGATTCAGAAGGAAGCAGTGTTGCTTATATGCAGTTTGAAAGAGTTATTATGAACTCAATTAACGAACTAAGTTTAAGCATGGCAGACAACGTGGCGGAATTTAGCACATTTGAGGTTACATTCTTCTACAATAAATTAAACTTAAGGCTAGAAATAGAATAAAGATAAAATGAAGACATTTAATAAATACTTAGTTGAAGAACATGTGACAGAAACCGACATGGAACTAATCAAAGAGGGTTTACAGGAAGAATGGACTCCGGAATTAGAAGCTAAGGTTGATGCTGCTATCGATGAATTCATGAAGCAATACGCAGATGCTGATGGAAACTTAAGTATTGAAAGGCTTAATGAAGAGATGACTAATGAAGGTTTTCTAGGTTCTATCTTAGGTGGTTTAACAGGATACGCACTTGGTAAATCAGTTGGTAAAATGGTTGCTAAGGTATTGGGTATTGAAAAAGGTGTACTTTATGACTTGTTAACTTCAAGACTAGTCGGTGCTGCTTTAGGCGCTAGTCTTGGTAAAAGATTCTAAATGAACTATATCGCAGTTGACTTCTCCTTAAACTCTCCGGGTATTTGCTTATATAACGATAAGAGTAAGAAGTATAAATTTATTGGTTACATTAAGCCGAAGACAGGCACAAAGAAAGAACAAGCCTTACAAGAAGAATTAGGCATGTTGCAAGATGTAACGATGGTGACTCAGCCAGATTTTACAAATGATGAAAACTATTCGGGCTCTGAACTTGCAAAAGTAAAGCGCTACGATCGAATGGCTGATGAAATAATTAATCTCATTCTACAAGAGTCCTTTCCAGGCGACTCATTTACTATTGCATTCGAAGGAACTTCATACGGCTCAAAGATGGGTACTAACAATATGATCGATATGGCAGCCGGCGCAGCAATCTTAAAACTAAAGATGTTGAAAGTTCTACAGCCGGAAGATTTGCTAACGGTCGCTCCGACGACAATTAAGAAATTCGCTGGTAAAGGTAATATGAATAAGTCTCAAGTGTTCGATGCTTTCGTTGCTAATTCAATAGATGACAAGTCTCTGCTTAAGAGTCCATTCTACGCTCGGATTAAAGAGCTAGACTGTGGGAAAAAGGTGCCTAAACCTGTTGATGACCTCGTCGACGCTTTCTTTCTTGCAGCCATGATCTCTGCTCCAGCTCTAACCTAACCTTATCTCTCCCCGAAAAGACATTTATTATATGCAAGCCCTGGGGATTTGTTCCAAAAAGGTTCAAAAAAACTTCAACTTTTTTCAGTTGAAACAATCTGTTAGCTAGATATATAATACATGCAAGCAGATTATACTATGACGAGTAGATGTTTATGCACGGCAGAATATTTCCAGCTTAATAGCATTCTAACAAATATGGTGTTACACGGTTCGATCTCAAACGATGATCGCGAAGAACTACTACACAAAGCGAAGTTGCTAAAGACTGAGGATGGTAAGTGGAAAGATTCAAACGGAGACATATTAACTCTCAACTCGACTGAAACAATAGTCTAATTGCAACTATAAGGTTTGAAAGTAATTTCAAGGAATTAAACATTTAAAAAGTAAATTAAAGTAAAATGAGCGACAATTTTGACATTTTCAATTTGGGCGTAGAAGACGTAGAAACGCATCAGCCCGCAGCAAACACTTCAGCAAATGAAGTCTACAAACCATCAGCCGACGACGGCAAAGATGGAACTTACAAAGCACTAATCCGCTTTGTTCCTAACCCAGAGAATCCACGCAACTCTCTTATTCAAAAGTACGTACACTGGTTGACTAATTCATCTGGTGAAGGTAAACTGGTAGACTCTCCAAGTTCAATTGGTGAGAAATGCCCGATTGCAGACGTATTCTGGAAATTGCGTAAAAGCGATTCTGCAGTTGATCGTAAAGCTTCAGAAAAATTGAAGCGTCGTCAACAGTACTACGCGTTGATTAAGATCATTAAAGATCCACAAAACCCAGACTTAGACGGTACTTACAAAGTCTTTAAGTTCGGTTACAAAATCAAAGAGAAGATCGACGCTGAGTTGAAGCCAGACTTCGGTGAGCCAACACAAGTATTTGACCTATTTGAAGGTAAGAACTTTGAGTTGATTATCACTCGTCAAGGTGAATACAACAACTACGACAAATCTAAATTCTCTTCAAGTCAGTCAGCTATTATCTTAGGCGATGCTCCGGCAGAACGTAACAAAGAGAACATGGCTACTATTAAAGAAGAGCTAGAAGACGCACCTTCGCTTGCTACGTATGACTATCAAGCGTGGGACGAAACAACTCGTGCTTTCGTAAACGACGTCCTTAGAATGTATCTAAATCCAGGTGATTCTATCTCTGAAATCTCTAGCCCAGCACCAAAGAAAAGTGCAGCTAAGGCAGAGCCTAAGAAAGAAGAACCAGTAGCAGTTGAAGCAGAAGCAGCTAGCGCAAGCAGCTCTTCTAGCGTGAACGCAGATGATGATTTAGATTCTTTCTTGAATGACCTCGACATCTAAACTTACTGATGACTTAAAGGACAGAATAAAAAGTACTCTTAAAGAAATAGCAGTACAAGAACATTCTGCACCTAATAAGCAAATGCTAAAAGACATGCCAGGACGAATAGTCTTGGCATGTCCTTATTGTGGTGACTCGCATACTGATGACACAAAGAAACGTGGCAACTTATATTGGGACACTTTACAGTATCACTGTTATAACTGTGGACATCATACGAATATCCACACAATGGCCAAGGACTTTCAGGTTCGGATGGGCCAGAGCCAAGACACATTTAACGTTATTGACTATATTCAGAGCAATAAGATGAAGGTGAAGCAGTCAGATGCTTTGCAACACAACATCTTAAAGAAGCTAAACGATATTGCAATTACAGTTGATGAGTTTAAGAAATTTGCACATGCGGAAGAGGTTCAACCTGGCGACTGGATCTGGTTTAAACTAAAAGAAAGACTCTTACATAATAGAGCCGAAGAGTTTCTCTACTCACCTAAGACCTATAAGCTCTGGATCCTAAACTTTGGCGCTAACGGTAATATCATTGGCGTACAGAGTAGAAGAATGAAAGGCTACGGTCAACGTTATTTGACCTACGATATTGGTAAGCTCTATGAAGAGATGAAGAAAGAGCATGGTCTGACTGAAGATGAACTGGCTCGAGTTAACAAGGCATCTACACTTTTCGGTATAATGCAACTTAATTTCCAAAGAGACGTTACAATGTTTGAAGGTCCTCTTGACGCCAAGTTCATGAGCAACTCACTTGCACTTGCAACTGCTGGTAGATCGACAGAAGAGTTTGATGAAATGGCAACTGTCAGATATATGTTTGACAACGATAAAACAGGTAAGAAGAAGATGATTGAGAAGCTTAAGAAGGGCAGACCAGTCTTTATGTGGCAGAAATTCTTACAAGATTTTAAGCTAGATAAATATGATATAAAGGATCTAAATGATCTGATGTTGAAATGTTACGAGCTTAAAAACGACGCACATAAGAAGATTAACGATTATTTCACATCAAGTCAATTAGACCTATGGTACATATAGATGAATTAATGATTGACAACGAATTAGACGATTTTTATAGAGACCGCGACCGATTCAAAGGTCATAAGCTCTTAATTGACTTTGAGCAAATTGAGCTTAAGTTTACACCAAAGGATTTTAGTGCCGGCAAGCCAAAGATGAAGAAGAAACAGACGGCTGCCAAGTACATAAAACCTAGTAGAGACAAAGGTTCTCTATTTTAAAGATATATTGAATGAGCAAAGAAAAGATACTAGAGCTTGACAAAAAATTAAGCACCCAACGCACCAACTGGTCTAATAAGATTAAAGAACTTGCCAAAGGCCTAAAGAACATTAATCAACTAGAAGATGTAATATCGGAAGTGTTATCTACAAGACAGATCTTGATAGACAACATGGCCTATATTAACATGAAGGTAAAAGAGCAGAAAGCCACAATTGGCTCTAGATACAGAGAGGCATATATAAGATACTACGAATACGACTATAAACTAGGCGAGAAGCAGAAAGAACGCTTTATTGAGACTGATCTCAGAGATGAGAACATGATTCTTTCACACCTAGAAAATCAACTTGAATTTTTGAAAGAGTCGGTTAAGACTCTAGATAATATGGGCTTTGCTATTAGAAATAGGCTAGCTCTAAAAGATCTATAATAAGAGTGGAACTTACACTAACGGAAAATAAACAGCTATTACGAATTGACTCGGCTACAGACATGGAGCTCGAGCAACTCAACATATCCTTAAATAAGAGGATTGAATCATGGCGTTTTAACCCGTTGGTAAAGAAAGGTCTTTGGGATGGCTACATCTCATATATTAAAGACGATACGTGGATCCCGTCAGGCCTATGGCGTGAAGTTATGTTGATTGCTAAAGATTATAACTATGATCTAAAACTGAACGGCATCACTGAACTATTTGACCGCAACATTCAACAAGAGGCTTTTGAAGAATGGGCGTTAGACTTTTTTGACGGTCACCCAGACGGTATCTCACCTAGAGACTATCAGATGGACGCAGCTTTTAACATCCTAAAATTTAGGCGCTGTTTAGCAGAGCTGGCTACATCAGCCGGTAAGACCTTAATCTCATTCTTGACTGTGGCTTATACGTTAGAGAAGCAGAAGGCCGAGAAGATACTCTTTATTGTACCTAACGTTTCGCTTGTAGTTCAAGCATCTGAAGACTTCTTAGATTATAACTGGCAAAACAGAGTTAGTATTAAAGTACAGCAGATCTACAGTGGCCAGAAGATTAGAGCTGGGCGTAATGTTGTGATCGGCACATACCAGTCGCTTGTTAAGAAGAAGGCTGAGTACTTCGATCAGTTTGATGCAGTTATCATTGACGAGACACATAAAGCTAAGTCACAGTCCATTAAAACCATTCTATCTAAGTGTAAGAATGCAGACTATAGATTCGGACTATCAGGTACGATCCCTAAACCAGGTTCATTGGACCGATTAACCTTAATGTCACATACAGGCCCTGTAATTACAGAGGTGACTGCCAATTACCTACAGAATGAAGGTCACATTGCTAAATGTAATGTAAAGGTAATTAAGATGGACTATGCTACTGAGTCTACAAAAGAGGCTTTTAGAGAGATGGCATTCAATAAATATGAAAGCAAAGATGTCTTTAAATTTGAACAAAATTACGTTATCAATTCGCCAGGTAGGCTCAACTTTATTTGTAACGTTATTTCCAGAATACCACGCAATTCCCTTGTACTTTTCCACCGCATTGAACATGGTCAGCGTATTTATGAGAAATTGCGCCAAGAGAGTGACAAACGGGTCTACTATGTCGACGGCGGTACCGATAAAGATATTCGCGAAGAATACAAGAAGAAGATGGAGGCGGGTGAAGAAGTGGTGATTGTAGCCTCTTATGGTACATTTTCGACCGGTATTTCAATTAAAAAGATCCATAACATATTCTTTACAGAGTCGTTTAAGTCTGAAGTTATCATTCGCCAGTCGATTGGTCGAGGGCTTAGACAACACTCTTCAAAAGACTCAGTTAACATTATAGATTTTGTAGATGATATTAGTCTGCCGGACTGGGATAACTACCTGATTCGACATGCTAAAGCTAGACAGAAGATCTACAAGGAACAGAAGTTCAAGTACGATATTAAAAACGTCACTTTTGAAGGTGATATATAATACTGTAATAACAAATTTAAAAACAAAGAAACATATAATGGAACGATTAGTAACATTTGAACAATTTGCTGAGCAAAAGGCAAAAAAAGATCAGGTTCAACTTGAGGAAGAGTTGAATGCAAAAAGGGAAGCTTCAGCAAATAGCTTTAAGGACTTATTATCTGAATTCGGTGTAACTTCAATGAGTGAATTATCTGAAGAAGATAAGCCTAAATTTAACGAGAGATTAGGTACTTTAACAGAATCTGCACTATTGCTAGAAGGCACAAGATCTCAAGTAGGGAAGATCGATAAGAAAGGTAGGATTACATCGGTCTATGTACACTATGATGGTTATCCAGACCACATGGTACCAATGATTAAGAACTACGACAAGAAAGGTGTTGACCAACTAGTTAAACTAGGTAAGTCTGGTATCTCATATTTAGACAAGAATATCGGTAAAAAGCAAGACTTTAATAGTCCAGTAAGGGGAACCACTCTATTCTACGGTAGAGATCGCGGAGAGAACAAAGATATGACTACTACATGGACCAACGCAGCTGACATTAAAGGTTACTTTAAAGAAGTTGCTAACGACGGTGGAGCTGAATACGTTTATCTATATGATGAACGAGATGGAAAGTGGTACATGGGAGATACTTATGGTAGCCCTGTATTACAAGTAGTTGAATCAGTAAACGAGGCTGTTATTGCAATCAGTGGTAAGAGAACAGCCAAGAAAGTAGCTTTAAGACTAACCAGATTATTTGATACCAAGTTAACAGCTCTTGCTGCGGATAAAGTAACAATGCTAGGCTTCTTGAAAGAGTTATATTTCTATGCAATGGAAGACGCTAACTTTTCACGCGAGGCCAATGTGACAATGAACATGATTAAGGGTAAGATTAGCCCGCTAGAAGTTAAAGTAGAAGGCTTGGATGGTGAAGTTATTAGAATTTCAGCTAAGACGATAAAAACTATAGCAGACAAATACTACTCAGATCTTGCAAATGCAGGTGATTGGTCAGGTATTGGTATTACTGAAGGTTTTGCAATGTACTTAGATCAAATCGGAGAGTCTAACATGGCACAAGCACTTCTTGACTCTTTTAATGCACAGTTTGAAGGTGAAGAGAAAAGAGTTTCTAGAACTGAAAAGCTTTATGAATTATCACAGAGATTAGAATCTACCAATGAGGCTAAAGAATCAGTAAACGAAGCTAAATACGATAAGAAGAAGCTTTTAAAGTTAATCAAGAATCATGATGATGCTGAAATCCTAGTTAATGGAAAATGGTACATCATCTATAATCCAGATAACGGTAATGACGAAAACACAGATATGTGGAATGACGATTCAGTATTTGCATTAGATCAAGATGGTGAAGAGTTTGAAATCAATTACAAAGATATTGAGCATTTTAAAGAGTCTGTTGAAGTAAACGAGACTGAAATTAAATCTGATGATGAATTCAAAGAATATGCATTCACAATACTTCAAAAAGCATTTGGAGCAGACTTTGATGAAGCAAAAGCGCAAGAAGTTGTCGATGGTATCTTAGGTAAAGTTGATGGCGATTATGGTAAGGCTGCAGGTATTTTGCAAAGCTCACTTGGCTAATCAATAAAAAGAACTACAACAATGAGAAAATTACTTTCATATCAAGAATTTTTAGTTGAGAAAGCATCTGCTCCGGTAGATGCAAATCTCATTCTAGAGGGCGGTGCAGCTGGTCATATGTCGCATCCGTTCGACGAAAAAGAATTGACATTTGGTGACTTTAAAAAGATCGTTGAGTTTGGCTTAAGAGGCGAACTTAACTTTGAAGAAGAAGTTACCGAAAAGACCGACGGACAAAACTTATTTGCAACTGTAATGGATGGTGAGGTTAAATTTGCCAGAGGTATTAATGATATGAGGAATCCAATGGATCTAAAAACTTTTAAACAAAAGTTTGAAGCACATAAAAGTCCACTAGTAAGAGATACTTTTCAATTCGCAGCAGAAGATTTAGCAAATTCATTAAATAAGCTACCAGCAAAAGACTTAGAGGTTTTTAATAATGGTAAGAGTTTTATGAATATGGAGCTAATCTACTCGAAGAACCCAAATGTAATTTATTACGACAGGGATGTTATTCAATTCCATGGTATTAAACATACTGATGGTGATGGTAATGAAATAGGAGATGAAACAAAATACGCAGCATCAATTGCAAAGGTTCTTAAAGACCTTAAACTTGATATGGGTAAAACATTTTCAATTATCCCACCACAAATCATTAAAATGGGTAAGGATATTGACTTCGATGCAAACAAAGCTAAATTCCTTAAACAAATTGAAGATCTACGTAAACAGTACAACTTAACAGATGCTGATGAAGTTTCTATGTATCATGAAATGTGGTGGAGAGAAACTATCGATAAGAACTTTCCGGATCTAACACAAGATCACAAAGAAGGACTTTTATTAAGATGGGCGTATGATGATAAGAAGACTCTTAATATAAGAAGTCTTGATAAAGAGTTAGGTAAAGATAAAGCTGCTCTAATTAAAAAGTTTGACAAAGAAGATGTAAAGAAAAAACAAAAAGAGAACATGAGACCTTTTGAAGATTTATTTCTTGAACTAGGTAGTGTTATCTTAAAGAACGCATCTAACTTTGTGGCTGCTAATCCAGCTGCAGAAATGCAGAGACTACAAAAGCAATTAAAAGATGAAGCGGAAGCAGTTAGAAAAAGCGGTGATGTTTCGGACATTGAAAAAGTTGCTAAAGAACTTGAAAGACTTGAAAGAATCGGAGGTATCGAATCAATTATACCAACAGAGGGTATTGTCTTTAGATACAAAGGCAAGACTATGAAGCTAACAGGAACATTCGCTGCAGTTAACCAGCTTATGGGTTTTATAAAATACGGTAGATAAAACATAACACATGGCATTACAAAACCTTAAGACATATTTTGAGTCGACTAACAGAAACGACTTCATGCAACTTCTAGAAAACACATGCGTTGTTTCTGAGAAGATTCAAGCATCCTCATTCCACGTTAGAAAAACTAACAGCGGTTTTGAGTATTATAAGAGCGGTTCTAAGGACGCAATGAACAAAGTTGATAGAACTATTGTAAAGTACTATGAAAATGCCATCAAGTACTTTAAATCAATTTCTGGTGACATTGCTGAACAGATGCCAACTGACTGGAAGTTTGGCTTTGATTATATGGTTGATAAGAAGACTGTAGACATTGAATACGACAAGCTACCAAAGAACCACCTGATCTTAACGCATATTCAGGTGATGAGTCCTAGCAATCCTACTGAAATCAAGAAGGTGGTTAGAGACCCAAACATTCTTTACAAGTGGGCAGATATTCTAAGCGTACAGAGACCTCAAGTTATTTTCCAAGGTAAATTGTCAGACTACCAGAAAGAAGATTTGGTTAAACTTTTAGAAATGAGCGAAACTCAATTCAAGAAAGAGTTTACAGACGCTTCTTTTACTAGAAAGATCTATAATATCTTTAATAAAGGCTTGAACTCAACAGGTCTTAATCTAGATTTAGAAAAAGACATTGACTCTTTAATCTTAAACTTCTTTGACGGTAAGTCAGTTAAGAACTTTAAGCTTGAGAGATTTGACAAGGCTGAAAGAGACAGCCGCAATCCATCTGACATGTATCAGATCTCAATCTTAGATCTAGTAGAATACATCTCACAATACGATATTCCTAGCATTGAACTTAAAGAAGATGATACCGACATAAGGTACATCGAACTTATTTCAATCCTATTTAACTCATATGTAGAAAAGCACGCAACAAAATATATTGGTGCTAGCTTTGACTCAGCAGACTTTGCACAAGGCGAAGAGTTTGCACTCAATACTACATTTATTAAAAACGAAAAGACACTATCACTGGTTCAGAAAGATGTTCTAGCAGAGCTTTACAAGATTGCGCTGGGTTCATTTAGAAAGAAGAGAACTAAAGAGACTGATATTATCAACGCTGCTTTAATGGAGCAGATCAACGAGATCGTTGCTAAGATTGAAGCTCTAGTGATGGGCGAAACAAACGAAGGCGACGTTATGAACTTCAACACCTATCTAAAGACACAGAATTTACAAACACAAGTAAGCCCAATTACTGAAGCATTAACTGTTAAATATGCTGAACAAGGCAAGAAGCCTGTTAACATGTTCGTGGGTAGATTTCAACCATTTACGCTTGGACATGCTAAAGTGATTGAGACGATTAGTAAGCAGAATGGATTCCCAGTAGTTATTTTTCTAGTAAAGGCAAAAGCTAAAAAGAAAGAAGATGCTTTTAAGAGACCTTATGATGAAGATCTACAGATTGAGATGCTAAACAAATTAAAGTCAAAGTACCCAATTAAGGATGTATATGTAATTGAAGGTTCTGCTGGAATTGATAAAATGTTTAATGCAATGAGAGGCGATGGATATGAACCAGTCCTTTGGGGAACAGGAACCGACAGGATGAAAAACTATGGATTTCAAGTAAACAATCAACAATACAGAGAGGATCTAGGAGTTAGAGCAGACTTTGGCCTGTTTGAGATTCCAAGAACCGGCAAGAATATTTCAGCAACGCAGGTTAGAAACGCAATGCTAGATGGTGACGAGAAGCTCTTTAAGAAGCTAACTCCGAAAGAGATACATTCTATGTATGGTGATTTAAAAGACAAACTAGAGGCCTCAATGGCAACTAATGAGTCAACCATTATGACCTTCGATCAATTTACAAAGAATATATAAAAAAACAAAAGATAAAGAAATGGCAACAGTAACAATGGACGCAATGGACCCTAAATCAAAAGGTCTAGCCAAACTACTTAAGAAGAATAAAGTAAAGATGGAGATCTTAACGATGAGAGGCCCTTCAGGCTGGCCTGAGGTTGAACTAACTGGTAAGAGAGAAGATCTTGAAACAGTTTTAGCCGACGGTGAATATGGTTGGGATGACCCAGAATTAGCTGAGTACATTGAAGAAAGTGCTGATGTTAATGAGGCAAAGATCACTCTCAAGAGACGTTACACTGAGAATCATCCAGCAGTTACAGTTGGTAAAGCAGCTCGTATCAGAAATAAAATGCTCGAAGCAATTGCTGACGGAGCCCTTACTGAAGAAGAGTTTAACAATATCTTAAGCGAATACTCTGCAAACGCAAAACAGTGGATGAAGAGAAACGCTAGATTCTTTAACGTATCTGAAGAAGGTATTGCACTTTCTAAGTTTGGTAAGAAAGCGCTTTCTGCAGTTGTAGTTAACGAAGAAGAATCAGTTACTGAATCAGAAGCTGAAAACATTTTAGACGATCTTTTAGATGAGAGAGGCGGAGATATGGGAGAATTACATGGAATGGAAATGGAAGATGCATTAGATACAGTCGAAGCATACGGACATAAAGGTTCTAAAGCAAAAAAGATTGCACAGGAATTACATTCTTTATGTAACGAATCAACAGTTACTGAAGCTAAATTCGTAAAAGATTTTAATAGAGATGTTTTAAACGCGAAAACAAAAGAAGAAGTTTTAGAGCTTTATCCAAACGCTGAATTCTTTATCGGTAAATCAGATCATTTCTTTGGAGAGTTTGATGAAAATTTATTCTTTAAAGCATACTATACAAAAGGACAAAAAGAATTTGAAATCAAATCAGTTTATTCTGAAAAAGGAAGCAACTATGTTCATTTATACAATGAATCAGTAGTTACTGAAAACTATGAAGTTATCTATAGTGATGGTGTAAGTGCTATGAAAAAATTCAGAAATGAAAAACAAGCTCTTGACTTCATGAAGCAAACCATTGCTTCTAATAAAAAACTAAGGGATATTGCAGTTTACAAACCAGGAATGTATTCAACAACTCAAACTGAATTAGTTGTCTCTTTTTGGGGAAATGGTTCTTACTTAGACAACGTTTCTAAGAAAGATCCTAAACTAGCGGCTAAAAAATTAGAGGAATCAGAGTATGTTGAAGAAGGTCGTAAGTTTGTAGCTGCTGCCAAGAAAGCTAAAGATGCTGGTGACGAAGAGTTTGAATTTAACGGCAAGAAGTTCCCGGTGACTATTAAAGAAGGAAATGCATTTGGTGCAGCAAGAGCTAAAGCAATTGCTGATGGTAAAGATGAGTTTACAGTTGACGGAGAAACTTACAAGGTAAAATCAGTTGACAAAGAAGACAAAGAGAACGCTGAAGAATTTAAAGGTGAGTCTTTTATCATCGAGTCTTTCTCTAAGTTTGTAGAAAGCCTTAACGAGTCTGAAATGCTTACAGAAGCATTCAAGTCAATGAAGCTTGCACAACTGCTAACACCTAAGAAGAAAACAAACTGGGATAAAGGTCTTGCTCAAGAGTTCTATAACTACACTCAAGTTAAACTAGATAAGGTTGAAGACCACGACCTGTTAGAAATAGATCCACAGACTGCTTACAAGCAAAAAGGTGGTACTAAAGTAAAGTTCTTCTTAATCGACAACGAAAAGCAGAGTCCTTACACTGACGATAACTCTGACGGTAGAATCCAACCAGGACTAATTGCAGTCTTAAACGGTAACAATGATTTTATGGGAGCTGTTTATAAAAGATTTAGCAATGAAAAAGGTAGAGTCTTAACTAAAACTGATAAAGCGGATTCACTTGGTGTTGACAAGAGAAGAAAGGGCTACGGCGCTACTGGACTTTCAAGTGCTAAGAGAATTGCTGACTTTGCAGATAGAGCAATCGTAATCGATATTGACATCTTAAGACAGAGATATTCAGCTCAACAACAAAAAGATTCAAGAACTGCTGCTAAGAAAGGAGCTATTGCATTTAAGACGGACAAAGAGTTTAAAGCTGAGAATATCGCAAGATACAACGAGATCTTAGCTAATAAGGCTGCAGCACTGCCACTTGATAAAATGGTTAAAGGTGCAATCGACAAACTCGCTGATCAGATTAAAGAAGGTGTAGCTAAAGGCGAAAAAGGACGTTACGGCGACATTATCATTGGTAAAAACTCAAAAGGCCGCGAAGCTAAAATGAGAGATGCTTCTAACCACATGAGCAATATCCTAGATGACTATGGCAGATATGTACAATATATTGCTGATGGTGAAAAGGAGAAAGAAGACTGGGGTGAAGAAAACTCATACTACGCTAGAGAGGCAAAAACATATGCTAAGAACATTAAAGACAAGATCAACCAGATTGATACCTTTGATTATGCTTGGTAAACTTAAAAAAGTATTCTTTGAGTATTGGATTAAACCGTGGTACTCATTGTAATATTTACTATAATAATGTGCATATAAAATTATTAAATAAATCTAACAAAAAATGAAACATGTAAAATTATTCGAACAATTTCTAAATGAGGATGTTAAAGTTAAAGGTAATATCTCAGAAGAAACAGCTAATGAATTGCTTGATTTTCTAAAACGGGCTATCGGTAAAAAATTAAACTGGAAAGAATTTTCAAAATGGCATGGTGGAGCTGCTCAATTAGGTAAAAAATCACCAGCACAAAAAAAGTTCTTAGAAGCCAATTATGAATGCGAGATTGTAGATGTTACAATGCGCTACTTACCTAAGTATAAAAATGCTCAGTATTCAGTGTCATATCTACAAAATACATCATGGCATGGCTCTCCGCATGTCAAAGAAGCGCCACTTTTATTATATAAAGATGATCCTAATTGGACACCAGAGGAAGGCGATACTAAAGATAGGGCTTTAGAAAAAAGTCTTGAAAGGTACCATGACGAAAGGCAATGGGACAGATTTTCAGATATAACTAGAATAGGTCGATTCACGCCCTATTTATAATAGGTCGATTCGATGTTCATTAATTCAATATGCCAAGTACTTCAAAAGCACAACAGAGACTAATGGGAATGGCTTACGCTTATAAAAAGGGTGAGCTTGATGCCAAAGAGGCTAGCCAGGAGGTAAAAGACCTAGCAGACTCTATGACATTAAAGCAGCTTAAGAAGTATGCTGCAACAAAACATGAAGGACTACCAGACAAAGTGGACGACAATCTTCAACCAGGAGATGTTGGTGGAATGGGACCAATCAAATTCCCAACAGCAACTGAGACCGGTTCTGGTGATGTTCCTGCAGGCCAAGGCGATGCAGAAGAAGAATATAAAAAGAAACGTAGAAAAATGAAACACTTAAAGAACTTTGAACAGTTTATCAATGAATCTCAATTCGCTGATGATAGTACTTCTAATCAAGATGCTAAGTTAAGGCTAAAAGAACGTACAGAACTAACAAAAAAATTAATTAAGGCAACCGGGATTACAACATGGGAAGTAGACTATAGCCATGGTTTTTTTACCATGAATACAAAGACTAAAGGAAATACCGGAACTGAAATATTTGGAATAAAAGATTTGGATTATAGTTTTACTTGGAGAATTCTTAACTCTGACGATTATGAACCATTGGCACCAAAAGAAATGCAGATAGTCGCACAACCAACAGACGGCAGCGGAGGTCGTACCAAACGCAATTGGTATGTAACAAAAGGTAATGTTGCTACAATTGATGATGTTATAAAAGCAATGTCAAACTTAGAGGTAGGTAAATCTGGTTGGAAACAAGCATAAAACAATAAAATAAAAAAATGAAACACTTAAAGAACTTTGAATCCTTTCTTAATCCAGGATCTGAAAACGCAGTTTATGAAAAAATAAAATTCGGATCTTACTACTTTAATAAAGGACAATTTAGTGAATTCGATCTACCTGCTAAAGGAGAAACTGCATATGCTTTGATTGCACATAATACCGTTGAGGTTAACAAACAATCCATGTATTTAAGATCTGAAGGAGATATGAACATTGGTGCTGGATTTAGACCTACGGTACTTGCCGTTGCTGAAGATGAAGCATCGATTAAAGCAGCATATGATACACAACTAAAAGTTGGAGGAACTGGTGCAAATCTTTCTTTCTCATATGGGACTATTACAGTTAAGGGTAATAATGTACCATTTACAGAGATTGGCGGCCATTTGGCAAAAGGAAATATAAAATAAAAAAATGAAACATCTAAATAACTTTGAATCTTTCGTAAACGAATCATATGACGGTAACATGTCAGACTTTAAATATGAGTTTCCAATGAAGTTTGAAGAAGTAACAGGTAATCCAGAAAAAGCTATCAAGAGAATCACTAAGAGCGGTAAAGGTTATGAAGTTAGAACCTCAACTTACATGAGTGAAGACGAAATGAAAGCTGTTGGTGCTGCAATGAACTTGGATCTAATCAGTTATAACAAAGGTAGCAACGTTGCAATTACAGTTTATGAGTCTAAAGTCAACGAAGAATACATTGAACTTCCAAGTCTTGATGTACCTGCAACTGAATTGATTGATGCATTTAGACAATGGTATAAAGACACCGCAGATAACTGGGAAGACTTTAAAGAAGACATGGCTGAAGATTCAGTTGATGAAGCAGCTAAGAACGCACAGATGGAAATCTTAGCTCACCTTTCTAATGAGATGAATGACATTATCAAAGACAGAAAATTTAAGGTTAGAGCAGACTTCAAGTAAGATTGTTAACAACTTTTACAAAATAATTAGCCTGAGATTTTTTAGTCTCGGGCTTTTTTATTATATTTACACTGTAATTAAAACAAAGAACAACATGAACTACAAGAATTTTAACCGCCACGAAGTTTTTAACTGCGAAGATTTAGACAATGTTCGAGAAGCCATTAAAAATCTGGGCGAAAAAGAGAAGGCATTTACTTCTATCGAAAACAGTCTTTGGGGACTCTATGACGGTTACCTTTACGAAGGTCTCGATGAAAAACTTTACCAAATCTTAGACTTCAAGGTTTTTTGTAACCTTACTAAGACTCTTAAGAAGATTGAAGATCATATTAAAGCTAACGGAGAATCAGTTACATTAGTCTAACCTTTAAATTATAAAATCATGCAAGTAGCAGATCAAATGCAAGCAGTACGCAAATTAGTAGAGGGCTATTATAAAGACTCATTAGTATGGGACTACACAATGCCACCAATGACATCTGACCAAGGTCAACATATAATCCAGATTGGTACATCCATACTCTGTACAAAATGGGGCATTGGTTATTCAGGAGGTAGCTTTGTACAGGCTGTGGTTGACAATGACCTAATGGCAGCTGTGGGCAGAGCAGATGGCACAAATATTAAGATGCTGCCTTTCTACTGCAAGTTAATCTATAACGTCGGTATGCCAATGGAGCTTGCTGAGCTTCAAAAGTAAACAAACCACGTAGAACCAAGCGGGGCAACATCAGAGCGCGTTGCCCCGCTTTTTAGTATAGATATACTAAACAAAGTAGTACTTCACCATATAACATCTAAACAAGAATATGAGCGATTTAATAGACAACATCTTAGAACAAGCAGACCAAATCATTAACCACAGATCAGAAGAAAAGAACCGCCAATACGGTCCTTTCGAAGAAGGCATGCGCAGAGCTGCGATGATCTGTTCTGGTATGACTGGTAAGCAATTCACAGGAGCTGACATGTACGCCGCACTTGTTGCTCTTAAACTGAGCAGACACTCTTATAACTACAAGCAAGATAATTTGCTTGATGCTGCAGCTTATATCGGTGGCCTGGATAACTACATCCAAAAGTACGGCTACAAAGAGACAGAAAAACCACTAGAAACAGGCGACGCAGATGCAGGAATTTAAGTACTTTACAGATTATGAGCAAGACCACTCAATTAAGATTGGTATTGCAGCACTAGTTGGCAAATTAAGCCCAAAGGATAGTTCACATAAGTCCGGCTGGGCTTTCATGCTTTGTAATCAACTCTGGCATGCTGGTTTTAAGAATGCTGAAGTTATTACAGAGGTCAACGTGGATTGGTCAGACTATGACGTAATCCTGATTGAACATGGTATGGAGTTTAAAGGTGCTTTCAATATCTTTGGCGGAGCCAACGATGATCTTTATCATCAGCTTAATCGCCTCTTTGTAGAAGGTGTAAGATTCTACAGTCTACACCATGATATGCCAGCTGTTAATGAACTAATTGAGAAACGATTAAAGACCGGTTCAGATCTATTCAAAACGCTTGAGACAAGGATTGACGAGGCTAAAACAATATGCAGCCAGATTCCAAGAGTGGACCATATCGAGAAGACAGATAAACTCTGTTTTGGTGATAGCCACTCTTTCAGCCAGTATACACCAGGTTATATGTGTGATCGCAACGACGGTCTAACACTCTTCGGCACTCTAAAGCGTGGCATGGAAGAATGCGTTTATCCTTGGACTAAAGAACTTAGAGTCTATCTAGGCAACATCGATATTAGACACCACTTAATGCGTCAAAAAGATCCAGAATCTGCATTAGAAGGTTTAATGCAGAACTATGAAGGCGAACTTCTAAGAATGCAGGAACGTGGTATAGAAAAGATCGAGATTGTACAGGCTTTACCAATCGAGAATGAGTCTAGAGCCTTACCGAAGACCGGTTATTATAAAGGCACTCCTTTCGCTGGATCGTGGGAAGAACGCACTCACCTAGTTAATACCTTTAACTGGTATGTTAATGAGATGGGAGAACGTAATGGCTGGCAAGTATGGAAACACCCTGACGTTTATCTAAATTCTATTGGCGAATTAGACTTTGAAGTAATGGAAAAACCTAAATCAGTCCATATCGCTAGAAAATATTATAGATGGGATTTAACTAACAATGTACCTAATTCAAACCTAGAGAGTAGAGTACAATCAAATGCACTTTTTTAATGGAAAATTTAATGGAAAATTTAATGGAAAAACGAAGTATTAATGAAAGAGTACTTATTACAGTAACGGGTACTTGGGCACCATCACATGCTAAAAATTGGATGGAATGTGAGATGACATGGGTTAGTAAACTAAGAGAAAAGGGCTTTGATGTTGTCTATCTGGTGTCAAACCCACACTTAGATAAACCTTACGAAAGAGTTGGTAATTTCTTCTTTGTAAACTGTAAAGATGATCTAGATTCAATCTACCTTAAGAATCATTACTACGTCTCACAATATGTGAATAACGATACTGATTATGATTACAGATTTCATACAGATAGTGATACTTTTATTCACCCTGAGCGGTTTGTCGACCTACTAGAAGAATATGTTGATGAAAATCCTAAAGATTGGGTAGGCTGTACAATACCTTATCCAGGCTTTAATACATGGACTTTAAATAAATGTGAAATATTACCCGGAAACTGGAACAATATCTCTTATTTTGCAAGCGGTGGTTCAGGCTTTTTATTGTCAAATAAAGCTATGCAAATACTGGTTGATGAGCTTGACTACGATTCTTATATTAATAAGACTAATCAAGAACCATGGGGTTCAGATAAATTATGGGCATGTGATCTAATAGCAGGCCACTTCCTCTATAAGAATGGTATTAACCTATGGCATGATAGCCGAATTCTTTTCGAATCAAAATACCATCCTGTAATGGCTGATCCGCATGGTGTTGGTCGACCCTTCGTGGGTGATAGAGACTCATTTATGACCGTTCAACACTATTGCAACGGCCATATGCGTGAAATCATGGAAATGCTCTATGGTAAAGACTGGGATAAAACTAAGATCTATCATGGCCATGACCGATAACAGAAAGAAGATATGACTAAAATTAAAACTAATAGATATTACGAAGACTTTCTCTATTACTATCAGAAGGCAAAGGATCAGCAGAAGAAATGTAATCTAGGCTCTATTCCGCACCCAGAAAGCGGTATGGATGATAGCTTAATGGAGCATGTTGAACTCTACGACGTAGTAGAGCGTAAGTTGGCAGGTTTTAGTCAGATCAAGAATGATGTATTCTATGGCTGGTCTAAAGAACACCCATACTGGTCAAAGATGCATGCCGGCAATGTCTCAGCTCAGCGTAAAGAAGTTGCTACCAACTGGACTGGCAAACAGAAAACATTCGGCATGGCCGAATGGTTCTACGTCTTCTTGCTACATGCTGTAACCGGCAGTGGCATTAACTATGCTAAGAAGCCATCAGGCTACCACAACTCACTGCTTTTTCATCTACATGAATGTGATACAATTGAAGCTATGTGTGAGGTTGTTAAGACACATCCTAAGCCGTTCTTTACTTCGGTTGGGTATCAATTTCCAAAGTTCCCGAAGCCGCCTAAGGCTGAACCCAGTGGCTTTGTGGGCATGGAGGATTACTCTACTCAATTCCAGTATAAAAAAGGTGGCGACTACTACCTATGTGAGTTTGCACCAAGACTGGTTAGAGAGATGGCAGACTGGATCCAGAAAGAGAACCGCAAGTTTCCACTTAGAGAACTTGGTGAATGGATGTTTGCATGGAATGAGAAGAATGGCCTGAATGCCTACAGATTCCAGTACGCAGCATTCTTGGCAGATATTGCAGACTTCTACCCAGAGTATATTGAGCTCTACAGTCCATTCTACTATGGCACAAATGCAGTTGAATGTATTAGCTATCTGGCAGATCCGGTAGGTAAGATGAACAAGATTGAATTTTTAGACGAAGTGATGCTGCAGATCAACCGAGATACAGGTGGAAGACCATACGACGCAGAAGATGTTGCATGTGATTATATCCGTTGGGTTGAGAACTACGTGCGGCCTGGTGCAGCATATGACCATCTGGACTATGATAACCTATGGAACTCATCCAATATTAAGGACCATCCATTTGGTAGACAGAAAGCAATGCTGGAACTGGGTATTATCGAAACCTTTAACGGTATGAAACACCACCCGTCAGATGATAAAGTTATTGCCGAGGCCGGTATTACAGTAGAACAATACAAAAATATGATAAAAGAGCACTATGTCGCATAATAAACACACAGGATTATTAATCAACCAGGATTTAAACTTGATGATGCCTAATCGTCAGGCTTGGCTAGATCTAGCCGGTGACTGGCAAGATCCGTTTCCAGACCCAATAGTTACAGAGCACAATGGCTTTAATGTAGTTAGAGAGGACATGATGGGCTTTGGTTCTAAGTGCCGTTTTGGTGACATCTTAGTAAGCACATGTGAAAAAGATACTCTAGTCTATGTACAACCAAGATACGGTTTTGCAGGTATCTCACTTGCATATCTGGCCAAGAAGTATAACAAGAAGTTAGTTCTATTTAGTCCAAGTCAAAAGGAGATCTCAGACCACCAGGCGATCTGTATTGAACGTGGCGCTGAGATGAAGTTTAAGCGTATTGCAGCAATGCCAGTCTTAAACGCACATGCTAAAAAATGGGCAGAAGAGAACGATGCTTTCTTTATACCGCTTGGGCTTAAACATGAACTAGTAACTGCAGCAGCTGTTAAAGTAGCTTATGATCTTGCAGAGAAGCAAGGCTATCCACAAGAGGTTTGGTCGGCTATTTCAACCGGTGTTCTACAAAGATCTTTACAGATTGCATGGCCGGATGCAGATTTTCATGGAGTTGCAGTTGCACGTAACATACAGAAAGGCGAAAGAGGTAGAGCTACATTATGGTCACATCCAAAGGCTTTTACGCAGAATGTTGATGCAGAATTTTACCCTCCCTTTCCATCTGCACTAAACTACGACGCTAAGGCTTGGGAATTCATGCAGAAGCATGCCAGCCCTGGAGCCTGGTTCTGGAACGTAGGTGGTGACCCAAAGCCAGAAGACTCGATGACCAAAGTAAACACTAATTCTTACAGAGAATGGGGTCAAGTTTTAACCGAAGACGTGTAAACAAAAGAGGATTAATCTATAATACTACAAAGAAATAATATGGCAAACACAGATAATAAATGTTCGGATCTTGACGTGGCAGATTTCCACTCAAATGCAGATGACACCTTTGGCTTAATCTTTAACAAGCAGAAAGAATTACAAGAGCGTCTTGGCTTTAATTTTGAAGGCTGGACAATCAAAGAAATCGCTGACTTTTGGATGGTTAACAAACATGCATTAAGTGACGAACTCAACGAGATGTTTGATGCCCTAGGCGGTATCAACGACGGTATTGGTAACGCAGGCTGGAAGTATTGGAAGCAAGACAATGCAAAAGCTGCTAACATGAAAATTGAAGATCTATCCGAAGCAGACAAATTAGAACTCTTTTATGAATGGATTGACGGATTACATTTTTACATGAACTTTGCAATAGCAATTGGTATGACTAGTAAAGATGTTGTTAATCTATACATGGCGAAGAACGCAGAGAATCACGACAGACAAGAAAGAGGCTACTAATTTAAAACAGGATAGAGTACATGCTATTAGACATTGAGCAGAAAGAAAATGAAGTAATCGTCAGCTACTACGATAAGAAAGGCGAAGTTTCATTTAAACGCTATCGCGTAGATAACTTTGAGAATTGGACAGTAGCTGAAGATAACGACAGATACAGAGACCAAAACTTTAAAAACTGGGACGGCAGAGCAATCAAACGCAAACGCTCAAGAACTTACAACAAATTCAGTCTACTCTATTTTATGGACTCTCTGCCTGAAGCAGATAGAGAAGAGATCTTTGCATTCAACATGCCAAGAACATACTATGTCGATATTGAGACTGAGATTGTAGATGGCTTTCCAAGACCAGAAGAGGCTAAGAGTCGTATCTTAACTTTTTCGATCATTACACCAGAACGTAAAGCAATTGTACTTGGTCTAGATGACTTGAATGCAGAACAGATCAAGAAGATTGAAGATGACACTAACGCTCACTTCAAGAACTACGATCAAGACTGGACTTTTAGCTACTACAAGTTTAAGAATGAGTATGATATGCTCTATAACTTCTTGCACAAGTTCTTGCCTAAGTTTCCAATGATGACCGGCTGGAACTTTATCAACTATGACTGGCAATATATTGTTAATCGCTGTAAGAGGCTACAGATTGATCTAACTGAAGTTGCAATCACAGGAGCACTAGACAAAAAAGACTCAAGACCATTACACATGGGTATTCTTGACTATATGCAGCTCTATGATAAGTATGATCGTTCGGTTGCGGTAAAAGAGTCTAACAAACTTGACTTTGTGTCAAGCCAAGTCTTGAATGTGGCCAAGATTAAATACACAGGTTCACTGCAAGATCTTTACGAGAACAACTTTCAAAAATATGTTTACTATAACGTAGTTGACTCTGTGTTGGTTTATTATATTGACCAACAGTTAAAGTCAATGGAAGTCCTACTGACCTTATCAACTATTACTAAAATGCCACTCTATAAAGCAGCCAGCCCCGTTGCAGTAACAGAGTCTTTAATTGCAAGAAAGCTTGCAGAAGACAACGTTAAGATCGGCGTTGAGTATGACAAAGAGGACAGTAAGAAAGACGGTCAGTATGAAGGTGCTTTTGTAAAACAACCAATTGTTGGTTATTACTCAGGAGTAAGTGCATTTGACTTTGCATCACTGTACCCATCGGTGATGAGGCAGTTTAATATCTCGCCGGATGCTTTCATTGAAATTGTACCGGAAGCTGAAATTGCCGAGCGCAGAAAAGATAATAACGTAATCGTTTGCGAGAACGGAGTTGTCTATAAAAAGGAAGATTCAATCCTAAAAAAGATCCTCAGCGATCTATATGCACAAAGAAAGGAATACAAGAAGGCTTCATATGCTTATTATGAAAAAGCACATGAACTTCAAAAAAAATTTAGGCTCTAATTTAGAAAGAACCAGCAGCCTGTTTGATATATAAAAAACAAGCAGCGCTGCTAGTGTCTTACTAATAAAAAACGATTAATCGGAACAAGGTCTACCCTAATAAGCAGGCCTTTTTTAGACTAATCTGCAATTGTAAAAAAACTAGCAAATAATGTCACTATTTAAAGAAAGAATAGAATTTAAGCCTTTTGAGTACCCGGAGTATTATACCGAGGGTTGGCTGAAACAAGCTCAAGCGTTCTGGTTACACACAGAGATCTCTATGCAAGGAGATGTAAAAGACTGGAATGAAAGAATGGAAGCACATGAAAAGAACCTGGTAGGCAATATTTTGCTAGGTTTTGCACAAACTGAATGTGCAGTTTCAGATTACTGGACTGGTATGGTAACAAAGTGGTTTCCGAAGCATGAAATCAAGCAAATGGCAATGATGTTTGGCTCACAAGAGACTATTCATGCCACTGCATACTCATATCTAAATGAAACTCTAGGACTAGAGGACTTCACTGCATTCTTACACGAACCAGCAACAGCTGAAAAGTTTGAGCATTTAACCTCAACCGAAGCTGATTGGACTCATGACGATCTTGCCGAAAACTCAAATGCAAGAAGACAAGTTGCTAGATCTTTAGCAATCTTTAGTGCCTTTGCAGAAGGCGTTTCACTCTATTCTTCATTTGCGGTACTCTACTCGTTCCAAATGAGAAACTTATTAAAAGGTATTGGTCAGCAAATGAAATGGTCAGTACGTGATGAGTCTCTACACTCTAAAATGGGTTGTCAACTCTTCAGACACATGACTGATGAATACCCAGATCTAAAAGAACAGGTTAAAGACGATGTTGTTAGAGCTGCTCAACTAATGGTTGAAATGGAGCACAAATTCATCGATAAGATGTTTGAAATGGGTAATCTTGAAAACCTTAAGAAAGAAGATCTTAAGAGCTTTATTACCAAAAGAGCCAATGAAAAAATTGCAGAACTTGGTTACACAGAAGGCCCTTTCATGGAATATGATGAAGAGAGCGCTAGTCAACTAGACTGGTTCTACCATCTAACCGGTGGCCACACACATACCGACTTCTTTGCAGTTCGACCAACTGACTATTCAAAAGCAGGCGAAGACGAAAACTGGGACGAAGATGACTTATTCGACTAATTAATTATACACGATGTTTAAAATGTTTAAAAAAGAAGATACAGACCGCACTGAAGTGGTTAATTACGCAGCAGACTTAGGCTGGGAAATCGGAGTAGATTTTCCAACATGGGCTAACACTGAAATCTACGTAAAAACAATCAGCAGAGGCTATCTGTTAGAAGGTGAAACACCGAAAGATGCTTACTGGAGAGTTGCAACTACAACTGCTAAAAGACTGCAAAAGCCAGAAATGGCAAGCAAGTTCTTTGACTACATCTGGAAAGGCTGGTTAAACCTAGCATCTCCAGTACTTTCAAACACTGGAACTGAGCGCGGTCTACCAATCTCTTGTTTTGGGATTGATGTCGCAGACTCAATTGCAGATATTGGCGGTAAGAATCTAGAGATGATGCTCTTAGCAAAACATGGCGGTGGTGTTGGTATTGGTGTTAACCAGATCAGATCTGCTGGATCTACGATCCGCGGTAATGGAACTTCAGACGGTGTTGTACCTTTTATTAAGATCTATGACTCAACTATCCTAGCTACTAATCAAGGAAGTGTAAGACGTGGCGCAGCTTCGGTTAACATTGACATTGAGCATGGTGACTTTTGGGAATGGTTAGAAATACGTGAACCAAAGGGTGACGTTAATCGCCAGTCTTTAAATATCCACCAGTGTGTGATTGTACCAGATGGTTTTATGCAAAAGGTAGAAGCCGGTGATAAAGAAGCACGTAAAAGATGGGCTGCAGTGCTTAGAAAACGTAGAGCAACAGGTGAGCCTTATATCATGTTTAAAGGTAATGTGAACAGTGCAAATCCAGATGCTTACAAGAACAATGGTCTAAAGGTTTATATGACCAACATTTGTTCTGAGATTGCACTACATACAGATGAGAACCACTCTTTTGTATGTTGTTTAAGTTCATTGAACCTGGCAAAATATGATGAGTGGAAAGACACAGATCTAATCTACACTGCAACATGGTTCTTGGATGGAGTACTTGAAGAATTTATCCAGAAAGCAAAATACATGCGTGGTTTTGAGAATAGCGTGAGATCAGCAGAAAAAGGTAGAGCTTTAGGACTTGGAGTCTTGGGCTGGCACACTTACCTGCAAGAGCACAATATTCCATTCGAAGGCCTAACAGCTCAGTTTGAAACACGTAAGATCTTCTCTCAACTAAAGACTGAAAGTGAGAAGGCAAGCCGAGATCTAGCCAAAGAATATGGTGAACCTCTATGGTGCGTTGGCACCGGCATGCGTAATACGCACCTGAGAGCCGTTGCGCCAACTGTGAGCAACTCAAAACTTGCTGGTAACTATTCACCAGGTATTGAGCCTTGGGCTGCTAACGTATTCACAGAACAAACTGCAAAGGGTACTTTTATTCGTAAGAACCCAACGTTAGAACAAGCTTTAGATCTAATCGGTAAGAATACAAAAGACACTTGGGATAAGATCCTAGAAGATGGTGGTAGTGTACAAGGTCTAGATTGGATGGATGATTATCACGTACATATCGGTGAGGCTCTAGATAAAGATTGGGGCACTCCGATCCATAAAGATAAATTGAAAGAAGCGCCAGAAGCAGCCGAAGATCAGTTTATTCCAATGAAAGATGTATACAAGACCTTTAAAGAAATTAACCAACTTGAGCTGGTAAAACAGGCTGGAGTGAGACAACAATATGTTGACCAAGCAGTCTCTTTGAACTTAGCGTTTCCAATTGAGGCAACACCTAAGTTTATCAACCAAGTGCACCTAGAAGCTTACAATCAAGGTATTAAGACGCTCTATTACATGAGAACAGAGTCAGTACTGAGAGGCGATATTGCAACAAGAGCAATGGATCCAGATTGTATCAGCTGTGATGGATAAGAAATCCGGTGGTATGAAACAGGACCACATTTAGGACCGTTATAGTTAACGGGTTGGGCAGAGAAAAGTTCGCTACTATCTCTGCCCTTTTTATTGAAACTGTTTGCTCTTTTCACATACAATAACTAAACATAAATTAAAAAAATATGAAGTTAAAAATTGATCGTATTGACCAGCACGCGTTGACCAACTTTATCAATCGCGTTAAGCTAATTGACTCTTTCATCTACATGAAAATCACTAATGGTAGAATCGAGTCTTCTGTTTATTTACCGCAGAGAGATGCAGTAAAGAGCCATGTTGTAAACATGGACCAGATTTTCCAGACCAATGAGATTGTACCTAGTGACAAAGCCCTAAAGATTGCATTCTTCGATGGTGTTAAAGTTATTGAAGCAATCAAACACTTTGAACATGATGCTATTAAAGGTGAAATTGAATTCATCGAGAATGATGAAGAATACGTAGCATCTACGTTTAGAATCTACAACGATGAGTTAGAAATTAAGCTATCTTGTTCAGAACCATCATTGGGCTTTAAAGATCTTACAAAAGAGCAACAAGAAGCTATCTTCTCAAGAGATAATAGTGCATTCAACTTTGAGATCGATACTCATATGATTAACAAAGTAAAGAACTTGTTTAATCTAGACACAGAAGAAACATTTAGTATTAAAGCTAACGGTAAAGGAGTTAACGTTGATGGTAAATCATTTAGCGTTGTGATTAATCCAGAAAGCAAAGGCTCTGGTAAGGCTACAGTCTATAAGAAGTATTTGAACCTGTTAGACAGGGAAGAACAAAACGTGTTCGTATCGAGCTCGAAAGTTGTCTTCCAGTCTAAGGATTCAGAAACACTATTAACTGTATCAACTTGCCAAACAGCTTAATAAATGGATATAAAAGAGTTAGAAAATAAACCAATAGATCAATTGACTGATGCTGACGCTAAGCTGCTTGTAGATCACTACAAGCAGCTTTCAGCAAAGTATACAGCTTATGAGCAGGCGGTTAAGTTAACTCTTAACTCGATCTACGGAGCCTTTGGTAACAAATGGTTTCACTTCTTCAATATCGACATTGCAGAGTCAATTACAAAACAGGGTAAGAATGCTATTCTCTACTCAGAGTCAATCTTGAACAAATATGTTCAAGAATTTTGGCATAAAGACACTGCAGTTCACGAGCAATTCGGTATTAAAGTAAAGGGTAAAATAGAGAAGCCAGCTGTAATCTACATCGATACTGACTCATGTTACGTTCAGTTTCAAGATGTTTATGAGTCTATCATCTGGGAAGATGAAAGTAAGAAGATGTCAATTGACGAGTTTATCTTAGCACTTTATGGCTTTAGACTTAATAATTATATTGTTAAGTGTATGGAGATGTACGCTGAGAAACGTAATACTGATAACTTCTTAATGTTTGAGCTTGAGACTATTGCATATAATGGTATCTGGATGAGCAAGAAGAAGTACATTCAGAATATTGCATGGGACGATAAACTAGAGAAGACCGATCGACATGCGCCTCTGAAAAAGATTAAGACGATTGGATATGATACTATTCAATCTTCAACACCAGCATTTGTAAGAGCAAAACTAGTTGAAGCACTTAAAATTATATTTAAGAGTGCTAAAACACCAAGTGCTGAAGAATTACAAGAACTTGTTCAATTCATGAAGCAGGTCAGAAAAGAGTTCCAGCTTGCAGATATTGACGAGATCTCATTTAACAGAAGGACAAACAATATTGAGAAATATATTGTTGACGACCAGATTGAATTTCAAGTTGGTCTAAAATGTCCGGCCAATGTTAAAGCAGCAGGTTACTACAACTACCTGCTTAATATGAACTCTAAATTTAAAACAAAGTATAAAGTAATTGGTAACGGTGAGAAGCTAAAGATCTACAACTGTAAGAGTCCAATCAGTGAAGTTTATGCCTATCTACCAGGTGAACATCCTTATGAGTTTGCACCAGAGATAGACTACGACACTCAGTTTGAAAAGGCAATGATTGACCCGTTAAACAGAGTACTTACAGCAATCGGTCTACAGACACTTGACACTAATCTACTTTATGCATCAGCACTATTTTAATTATGGACAATTTTTACGAAGTAATCAGACAAATGGCAAAAGACACTCCTAATGATTCAGAATTAGGCTGTAAAATAAGACACTTGTTTTGCCAGATTAACAAAGAGAACGCTAAAAAGCTAAATGCTCAAAAAGCAGCATCTAATCAGATCGATCTTGAGGACATGATAAACGAAGTCAACAATGGAGATTAGTATGAATAAAGAACAACATGAGTTTGTTCTAAAATATCAAAAGATCTACGATCGACTTGCTCAGTTAGAGGGCAGAATGCAGGAACTGCAGGCAGAAAGCCAGGCCTTAATCGAAGAGCTTGAAACATTACGTGAAGAAGAACGTACAAAATTTAAAACAGAAGAATAATTATGGCAAAAACTAAGAATAAAGAGTTCAGCTTTGACGATATTAACGCTGAATTAGCAAACTTAAATCCATTAGGTTCAGTAATGGAACACTCTAGTTTTAGTGAAGTTACAGAGTGGATTGACACTGGTAACTACCACTTAAATGCATGTGTTAGTGGAACTCTATTTGGTGGTTGGCCAAACAACAGATCTTGCTCAATTGCAGGACCTTCTGGAACCGGTAAGACATATCTAATTCTAAACTCAATCCATCGTGCGATTGAAATGGGCTACAACATCATATTTTATGATTCAGAAGCCGCTGTTGATAGAGACCTTATGAAGAAATTCGGTATTGACACTACTAAAGTTAACTATCAGCCGGTAAACACAGTACAAGATTTTAGAACCTCTATTACTACGATCACATCTAGAATGCAAGAGGCCAAGCGTGCTGGTGCTGAACTACCTAAGATGATGTTTATCTTAGATTCAGCAGGTAACTTAGCTACGGCCAAAGAGATTGAAGATGCTAAGTCAGGCAGTGACAAGTCTGATATGACACGCTCTAAAGTGCTTAAGTCAATCTTTAGAATTATCATGACACCAATGGCCGACTTAAAGATTCCTTTTATCTTTACTAACCATACATACCAGACACAGAGCTTTATTTCACAGCAAGTTGCCGGTGGTGGTACAGGACCTGAATATGCAGCATCAATCGTACTCTTTTTAAACAAGGCACAGCTCAAAGAAGGTGGTGAAAAGGCCGGTATTATTGTAACTGCAAAACCAAACAAGAACAGATTTGCAAAACCAAATCCAATTAAGTTTCATCTACACTTTAGTGAAGGTATGAACAGATACGTAGGTCTAGAGAACTACATTGACTGGGAAGATATTGGTATTGCACGTGGCAGTATTGAAAAAGGCCAGAAAGTGCCAAAGGCAACGGCTCGTGGCTGGATCTGTAAGCACCTAGAAGAGGTTATACCTAACAACGAATTCTTTACCGATAAGGTCTTTACCCAAGAAGTTCTTGAGAAGATTGATAAGAAAATCTACGACCTGTTCAACTACAATACAGACGTTCAGTTTGATGTAGACGATATTATGGAAAGTACGGTAGAAGATGAGGATTAATGAAGATAAGCTGCCGATTAAATATGTGATTGGTATTGAGAAAGATCTACCGGGCTGGCCAACAGGCATGGACATTGTCTATAATGAAATTACAATGTGTGTGCGTAACACAGACAGATATAAAGGTACTTTCACTCTACACGCTTTAAAAACATACCGTTTCCCAGAAGTAGAAGAAGAACATCTAGTGGCCTCATTAAACGAGGCTGTTACCGATGGTCTACTAGAACAAACTAACCAAGAAGAGGGCAAAGAGGCTTATAAGATTCTAATGAATCCATTTGAGTAAACCTCATATAACAATAAAAATATATGCAATTCGGACAAGACTTTGAGAAGATATTCTTTAGACTATCTTTGGCCAAGCCAAAATATCTACAAGCTATTAAGACTGACTATTATCAGTCTGAAGAGATTGATATTTTAAGCTATCTTGCAAACAAGTTTTATGTTAAGTTCAATGAGACACCATCAAAGGACCAACTAAAACTACTTGCACAGAACAGCAAGCGAGCTAAAGAAAAAGTCACAGACAGCATCTTAGACCTGCTCTTTGACGTTGATCTAGATCAGTATGATGATGAGTGGCTAACAGATACTGCAGAGTCTTGGATTAAATGGAAAACATTTAACACATCACTTACTGATACAATTGAGTTTATTAAGACAACTCAAGTTACACCAGAGAATACTGAGAGTATTATTCAGAAAGTTAAAGGCTTAATCAACGAACGTAACAACATTACCTTTAACTCAGATCTGGGTCTAGACTTCTTTAACCCAGAAGATCACGATCAGAAAGAGACTGATAAAGTAAGCTCTGGTTACAACTTTGTTGATAGACTACTTGGTGGTGGTTATGACAAAGGCGGTAACTTAATCGTTTATGCTGGTGAACAAAACATTGGTAAATCAATTTATCTAGCTAACGACGCAGCAAGCTTTGTTAAGATGGGCACAAACACCGTTGTAATTACAGCGGAAATGGCAGCACATAAGTTTGTAAAACGTATTGGTTCAAACTTACTATCGATTAATATAAGTGAATATGCTGACAAGTCTAAGAACAGAGACTTAATGAAGCGTAAGCTTGAGACCGTGGGTGATGGCTTTACTCCTCCTGGTCAACTCTTTGTTAAACAAATGCCAACGTCACAAGCAACAGTACTTGATATTGAGGCTTATGTTAGTCAGATTGAAGAAGAACGTCAGATTAAAATCGGTGCAGTTATAATTGACTACATAAACATTTTGGCCAACTACCGTAACTTAAATACGGAGAATACATATATGAAGATTAAGCAGATTGCAGAGGACTTAAGAGCAATGGGTCAACGCAATGACTGGTTGATCGTAACAGCAACTCAGATTACACGAAGCGGTTATAACTCAAGCGACATTACAATGTCCGACATTGCAGAATCAGCTGGTCTATCACACACTGCCGATATTATGTACGGTATTATTCAAGATGATCTAATGCGAGCAAATGAAGAATACTGGCTTAAGATCTTAAAGATAAGAGACGGTGAAGGAAAGGGCACTAAATGTAAGTTGAACATCAACTGGAACTATATGCGCCTAATAGAAACAGAAGAATTAAGCACATCAAATTTACACGGAATATAATGAATAGAGATAAAATATTTGACAATAACTTTGATTCACCGGATTTTGAGATAAATTCAAACATGTCGTTTGAACTCGATTCTAGTTTCAAAGACACCCTAGATGAAGACATCAAGATTCATTATGACATGATTGCCAATAAGATCCATAAATTGATCGAGCTTTCACGTTTTAAGCAGTTTAATGATGTTGATGACCTAGGTAGATGTAAGAAGCTGAAGAAGTCAGACATCAACGATGTATATGGTTACATTGTTGATGAGATGAAAGCTAAATTTAGCAGAATAGACATTTTTAGCGAAATGTGTGTGTACTTCGATATTAAACCTGATAAGTTTTATAGTTCATTGAGTAACGTCTACAAAGAAGACTTAATTCAAGAACTAGATTTAAGAACTGGTGTTTTAGAGAGAAAAAACATTAACAAGTTATTTTAAATGATTGAGCCTAAAGTAATTGAAGCAGGAGCGAAAAGGGTTTGGGTATTAGGCGATCTTCATTTTGGCGTTAGAGCCAATTCACAAGAGTGGTTAGCTATCCAAAAGCAGTTTTTCGAAGAATTGTTTATCCCAACATTAAAGAAGCATGTAAAGCCAGGTGATGTTTTAGTCCAGGTTGGTGATACATTTGACAACAGACAGAGTATTAATATCAAAGTATTAAACTATGCTGTTGATCTATTTGAGAGACTTGGTGAAATTCTACCAGTCTATGTTATTGTCGGAAACCACGATATTTGGGCAAAGAAAACAAATGAAGTATCATCAATCGATACTTTAAAATGGATTCCAAACGTACAGATCTATAAGGACCCTGAACTTTTAAAATGGTCCGGTAGAAATATACTACTGATGCCATGGCGTAGAGATACTACGCATGAGACTGAGACACTGGCAGAATACCCACAGTCAGATGTTGTATTCTGTCATTCAGAAGTTAAAGGCATCTACCTAAACTCTAAAGTACGTAATGAGCATGGTACCGAGACCAATGTTTACAGTAAGTATACTAGAGTCTACAGTGGCCACATCCACTACCGACAAGAGAAGGATAAACTCTTGATGGTTGGTGTGCCTTACCAGCTAACAAGATCAGACGCTAACAATCCGAAAGGCTTCGACCTGGTTGATTTAGAAGACATGTCAGAGACCTTCTTTGAAAACCATATATCACCACGTTTTGTTAAATACAACATCACACAACTCTTCGATATAACTCTAGGAAGCTTTAAGAAGCAGATTAACAATAACTTTGTAGATCTGTTTGTACCAAGCCAAATTGCAAGCACAAGTGCTCTAAGCCATCTGGTTAATAAGATCCAACATGTTAGTCGTAGATTAGAACCCAACATCTACCAAGAAGAGAACTGGATCGACAAGGATTTTCATGACATCGACAAGATTGAAGAAATGTACAAGGATTATAACATCATGAATCTATGTAACATGTACGTTGAAGGTATTCAAGAAGACGATGAGTTGAAACAAAAGCTAAAAGATAAGCTAAAACAACTGTACACGCAAGCTGCGTACAATTACGAGACTGACGAATGAGAATAGATTACATTGAGTTTAAAAACTTTGCGAGTTACGGTAATCAAAAACAGAGGCTAGAATTCAAAAAAGATGGCTCAGAGTTATTTTTAACTCTAGGTAAGAATGGTGATGGTAAAACAACTATCGCTAACGCCATTATTTTTGCACTCTACGGTAAAGTAGAGGGTGTAAAGTTAAGTGATCTGCCAAACAGAATCAACAAAGAACTTTGGGTTAAGGTTGGTATTCAGTGTGGCACGATCAATGTTGAGATTGAGCGCGGTCTTGCACCTACTAAGTTTAACGTACTAATCAACGGCGTTGAGTTTGACAAAGCAGGCAAGCGCAGCGTCCAAGAGTACTTGGAAGAAGAGGTCTATGGTATACCGTATCATGTCTTCAAGAATATTATCATTCTTTCAATCAATGACTTTAAGTCTTTCTTGACAATGAATGGCGCCGACAAACGCCAGATTATTGACAGGATGTTTGGCTTTTCAATCTTAAACGATATGCAGCGCGCAATCAAAGAAGAGCGCAAGTCGGTTAAGATGGACATTGACAACTATGAATCTGAGTTAAATCAGATCATGGAGTCAATCAAGTCAGTACGCCATAAGCTCAATACGCTGCTTGAAGAATCAAGTGAGAAGAATGCTAGTAAGATTAAAGAGCTAAAAGAGAGTCTGGTTGCCTTGAACGAAGAGGCTAAAACAATGAAGGTCGATGCAGATCAGATCAGCGAGAACATTACACTTAAGAAGGACGAATATGAAAGCCAAAGAACAGATGCCAGCTCTTTAAAGCATGAGCTTGACTATCTTAAGAAGAAGCTAGAGTTATATGAAGATGGGCACTGTCCAACTTGTGAAACTAAGCTAGACTCAGAGTGGCATATGGAGAAGAAAGATGAGTATGCTACTAAGATTGAAGAGGACACTAAGAAGATCAAGTCAATTAAACTTGAGATGGATGCAATCACTGCGAACGCAACAGAGCTAAAAGAGTCTAAGAAGAGCATCGATACAAAGATCAACGACATTAAGTATAACATGAAGTCAATGAAGGCAGAACTTGTCAAGATTAAAGAGACTTCAAGTGGTGATGAGTTTGACCATCTTAAGAGCTTGATTGAACAGTTTGAAGAATCTGAAATTGAGAAATCAAACAAGCGCGATCAGCTAAGCGGCGACTATAACTTTATGAGCATTGTTGAGCAAGTCTTAGGTGAAGATGGTGTTAAGAATCTAGCGGTAAAGACAATCTTACCAGGCTTAAATGCGAACATTGCAGCGATGGCTCAAACAATGCACTTACCTTTCCATATTCGATTTGATGAGAAGTTTAACTGTATTATCAATCACCTTGGTGAAGATATTAACCCGTTAACCTTATCAACGGGTGAGCGTAAGAAAGCAGACTTTATTATTATCATAGCTATTATTAAGATCTTGAAGCTAAGGTTCCCACAACTGAACTTACTCTTCTTAGATGAGTTATTGAGTTCAGTTGACCACGACGGCGTCTACAATATTCTAAAGATCTTAAACCAGGTTATTAAAGAGAACAAGATTAATACCTTTGTGATTAACCATACGGTTCTGCCACATGAGATCTTTGATAAGAAGATTCAGATCTACAGAGAGAACGGCTTTTCTAAGTTCGAGATCGGCAGCATAGAATAACATAATAATTCAGTAGGATATATACTAAAAAACAAACATATTCTACAATGCACTTTTTAGATTTTAATAGCTTTCTTAACGAAGCGCAAGTAATGAAAACTACGGGCATGTTTGACGCTAAGTTAGACAAGGCTGCAGATGTTATCATGGCATACTTGAACAAGAAGACTGGCGATGACTACAAGAAATTCCCATACATTTTAGTACACAGAATTGACGGTGCTGAAGATCCAGGTATCATGCTCTACTCTAATAAGTCTGACAAGGCTGTTAGAATCGGTGGTCAAAGTAAAGGACCTGGTATTGTAGGTTCTCTTGCTTTTTACTCAAAGCACTATACTGAAGTTGCTGACTTCATGGTTACTTCAGATCAGTTTCCAATCGTTAAATTAATTGATGAGTTTGTTAGACTGATGGATGCTAAATACGTTAAGCAGATTGCAGAATCATATGATGCTCTTAACGAAGCTGCTTCAGACTATGCATTTAGCCAGGCTGAAATCAATGAGATTAATAAGCTTCTAGACAAGAAGATGCCGGTAACTAAGATTGCTAAGAAGATGGATATTCCATATAGATCAGTCTTAAAGGTAAAGCGTAATATTTCTTCTGGTGAAGTTAAATCTAACATGGAAGTTAAAAACGAACAGACTCTTGATGATAAAGTGAAGTTCTTAGAGGAAACCATTGAAGACATCTATCAAATCTCAAGAAAAGTTGCAGCAGGTGCATTCAACTCACTCTTTATTTCAGGCCGAGCAGGTACTGGTAAAACATACAACGTTGAAAAAGCAATGCAAGATGAAGGTCTTGAAGAAGGTGAAGACTGGATATTGGTTTCAGGTGCAGCATCACCAATTATGATGTTCAAGAAGTTCTATCAATTTAGAAATAAGACTCTAGTCTTTGATGATTGTGACTCGGTATTTAGAGATGAGAATGGCCGTAACATGCTTAAAGCAGCTCTTGATACTAAAGCTGTTAGAAAGATTAGCTGGATGAAGAAGTCTTCAATTGTATTTGACCCAAAAGATTTTGAAAATAACCCAGAAGCAGAATTTAACGCGCTAGAATCAGGTCTTGTACCAAACAAATTTGAATTTGCAGGTCGTGTAATTTTTATCTCTAACTTAGAGAAAGAGAAAGCAGATCCAGATGGCGCAATTCGTTCTAGATCGATCCTAATTGATGTGGCACCAGATGATGCTACATTAATGGAGCGTATGAAGAAGTTACTTCCTTATCTAGAACCAACTGATATGCCAGTGAACGAGAAAGAGGAGATCTATGAGTTCATGAAGAATGCAGGTGATGTTTCAATGAGAACATTCGTAAAAGCTGCAGGCTTTAAAAGAGCAGGTCTTTCTGACTGGCAAAGAATGGCACAGAGATACTTATAATAAATGGCAAGTTACAATCTAAAATACAACAAGGATGACTCAGTTATCCGACATATTATCATTGGTCTACTTGCAGATCTTAACAATAAGTTAAGCATCTCAAGGCAGCTGACTAACGATAATAGAGTTGTAGTAGATGTGCCTTTCTATTATGCTGTTTCTGGTGATGAAAACTTCATGCGTGATAACTTTCTTTTCAGTACTTTGAATGGTGAGAATTGTGACGTAGATCCAACAAAAGCAGATGGCAACTATGACCGCGTACCAAGAGGTATTGTTAATCTAACGTCATTTGCAGTAGATCCTTCAAAGCTAGTTAACAAACGTAATCTAGGCAATTACAATAGACTTAACCCAGAAGATGGTATGCTTGAGTCTTTTGTGGCTGAATTTGAAATGATTCCAGTAGTGTTAGGCGTTGATGTTGAAATTATAGTTTCAAGTCAGTTAGACCTTTTTAAAGTAACTGAGGCTATCATCAAGAAGATGTATAAAGCCAATTCGTACCACGTTGATGCAGGCCATCTAGAGGACGGTACTTACAGAATTAGTTCTGAGTATGCAATGCCAGATGACTATACAATGGAGAGGCCGATTGAGTACGGCTTTGATGATAAAGGTAATCATAAGGTTACTTTTAGTCTAGAGATAAATTCATTCATGCCTTCATTTGACTTTGAAGAAGATGCTTATCAAACACTGACATTCACAACAACTGACGGTGGTAACTACATTGGTAATATAGAAGATCCAAATGGAGTATTAACATCTGAAACCACTTCTGTATATTACAGTGAAGACTATTTAAAATTATGGCAATATGTAGGTTCTGGATCTCCAGAATCTGGATGGACACTTACACATGAGGGTCAAGACGCTATTGACGAGGCTACTGCTACAGTTTTAACTGAAACACCAACAGACACGATAGAATATGAACGTAGAATATCTAAGCGTAGAAAAGCATCCAACAGAATGTTCACTATTGGTAATTCAAGCCTAAACACAATCAACGATAATGAAGACGGTAAATCTGCATTGGGTGATGATTATAGTGTCACTGGTAGAGACCTTCCATTTAACGAGTAAATTAGACAGATATATAATTAAACAAAAAATCAAAATACGAAATGACTAAATTAAGAAAAGGCATCATTTCGCCAACAGAAAAACAAGGCGTAGGTTACATCTTTGAGACTGCCGGCAAACTATTTAAAGTTACTGGTAATATCATTAAAGAAGCAACTGGAGCATCTGAAGAGTTTAACGCTCTATCAAAGGCTCTTGAGGCTTTCAAGGTAGATGAATCTGGCATTCAGTTTAACTATGACTTAAACAAAAAGTCACAGATCACTGATCTGAACGAGGCGAAGTCTAAAAACTACGACGAATTAGTTGGTCTACAAGATAAAGCTGAATTCCTTAAGACTGAGTTAAAAGAATCTAAGTTAGCCGGTAAGAAAGCAGCTACTACTGAATTAGAAAAAGAATTAGCAGAAGTTAATGAAACTATCTTAACTTTAACCAACAGTGGTATTCAAGTAACCTTTAAATACGATGCTAACGAGAATAAGACTTTTATTGGCAACCGTGAGGTTATCACAGAAGGTGTTACAGAACAAGCTTTTGCATCAGCATTAATTAGATATGAAGATAAAGGTCTTCTGAATCTATTTGAAACGGCTGCTAAAAACTTCGGTATGTACAACATCCTAGAATTCGTAACTGAGTCTCAACTTGGAGATGTAAAAGTTTCTACAATCCGTACTGAGAATAGAGTATATGCTTGGAGAATTAACGAGGCAACTAGAATCGGTAAGTTTATTCAAATGGAGCCACAAGAATTAATCAACTACGTTGCTGAAGAAACAGGAGCAGATATTACAGCTTCAGTTCAAGATCTATTAGATGGTATTAAAGAACAAGTTGAAGATAGAGAGAATGCAGTTGCTTTAAGAAGAGAGATGATCTCATTCTTACAGGATCAAAAAGGTAGACTTGCAGAAGCAGATAGAAATATACCAGCTATTAAAGAAGCAGATCATTTCTTAAGCTCTGAGATTAAAAGAATCGGTGAAGAGATTGAATCTTTAGAGGAAGCAAAATTAGGCAGAGATGAAGGCTATCTAGAAGCTACTCTTAAAGTTGATTTTGACGGTCTAACCAAAGGTACTACGGTATTGATAGATGCAATGGAATATTCTTCAGCTGGAAAAACAGATCTTCTGACTGTTTTTAAAGACGACAAGCCATTGAGAATTGAGAAGAGAGCAATTGAACTTCCTAGTTCAGAATTGACATAAATCCATTAGACTTTTAATAGTCAAGGAGCCCGTTTGGAAACAAATGGGCTTTTTTGTTTATAATATACATAAAAATAAAAAGAATGATCCAGGTGGCTAAGAAAAAGAACTATCTCAACAATAAAGACCTTTACAACGAAATTGTAAAATCAAAAGAAGCAGGCAAGTTAACTAGAGACGCTGAGAAGATGTTAGTGCTTCTTGCAGAACGTACAATTAGAAAATTAACCTATGTAAATGAAGATGATAGAAATGACTGTCTACAGTTTGCTCTATTAGACTTACTTAAATACTGGCAGAACTTTAACCCAAAATATACCAACGCATTTGCATATTTTACAGAGATAGCAAAAAGAGGCTACGCAAAAGGCTGGAATAAAATTCACCCAACAAAGTATAAGAACACACTGTCAATTGACCGTATTAGTGGAAACGGCTCAGATCACGACGGTGGCATGTTTAACATCTAATGTCGATAAAGAACTTAAAGCCAAGTAATAATTCAGGCCACATTCAAGGTTATTTTAAACCTACTAATCCAGACAAATATATTGGCCCCACTCCCATCATCTACAGAAGTTCATGGGAGCGCAAGTTCATGATTATGTGTGACACTAGAGACCACGTGCTAAAATGGTCTAGCGAACCTGTTACAATTAAATATTGGTCATCTATAGATAATAAAGAGCATAAATATTATCCAGACTTCTACATGAAGACCAAAACAGAAGAAGGTGAAAAAGAGTTTTTGGTTGAGGTGAAACCAGAAGCTCAGATTAAAAAGCCAAAGCCACCAACCAAGAATTCAAAAAAGGCTCTTAACTCATATAAGTTTTTGGCAGAGCAATACATAAAAAATAGAGACAAATACGCATATGCTAAGAAGTGGGCAGAAGCCCGCGGCTGGCGTTTCATTGTGCTTACTGAAAAGACTCTAGGCTAAGATGGGTAAAATTAAGAAAGATATAAAAGAATTAAGCCGAGAAGCTGGTGGCAAAACTAAAGCACGTAGAGAGGCTGAGAAGTGGTTTGTTGAGAGCAGCAAAAACGTTAGAGAAGGTGCTGTGGCTAGATACGGCGGTAGATTTAGAACAGGCATGATTCACGTGTTTAGATATGATAAGCCTAAAAATGAAGCAACTTTACCGTGGTGGGATCGCAATCCAGTTGTTTTAGCACTAGATCCCGCTGATGGTAATGACTTCGGTATTAACCTTAATCTATTACCAGTCTCTTTTAAAGAAGATATGCTGGACTTGATTTATGATAGACTAGAAGGTCAAATTGAGTCTAAAAAAGCAGGCAAAAAAGGCGTGGCAAGAATGCAAGGTCAAATACCATTAACATATACTGGTGCTAAGGCCTTTCTAGAGCGATTTGGACTGGGTTTTGCCGTTAGACAATACATACCAGCATTAAAATCAAATCAAAAAATAGTTAACTATGAAAACTGGGCTAGAATAGCACTTTGCGACTTTATAGAGCTTAACGGTGCTTCAATCGGGAAGATCAGATACCAGTTCAGAAATCATCTTAGAAAATAGGATATATAAAATTGAAAATACTATCATAATATGGCAGGTTATACAAACAAAAGAAACGGACCTTTAAGTTACGGTAGCAAACCGTTTAACTTATCGAACACGTTAAAGTCACTTTCATCATTCGGTATGCGTTATGATGACATGGTTCTACGCCAGTCTCAAGCGATTGGTCCAATGGAGGATATGTTTGGCTACGGCCAGATGAATCCAATGGGTCTTGACAATGATGACATTTACGGTGCGTTTGCTGCACTGTCAATGACCGACATTAACCTTAAGAAGAACATTCCGTTTTTTGACCAAGAATACCAACAGAAGAGAGAAGAACTTAGAGCCTTTTCAATTAATGATGAGATTGAAGATATTCTAGACATTCTTTGCGATGAGACTGTAGTTTATGATGATAAAAACTTTTTCTGTCAACCTGAAATCTTAGGACTTGATGTCTCTGAAAAGGTTGAGAAAGACCTTAACAAATATTTTAGACAGATCTACCACTATTTTGGTTTTAACACAGACCAATCAGCTTGGTATTATTTTAGAAAGTTTCTAGTTGATGGTTATCTAGCGTTTGAGATTATATACAATCCAGATCAAACTGAGATTATTGGTTTCAAAGAGATTGACCCGATTACACTTATTCCAGGCTACAACCATGATGATGGTAAAAAAGTTTGGGTACAATTTAAAGATGATCCAACAAAAGAACGTAAACTTTACGATTCGCAGGTTCTTTACATATCTTACTCTTCAATTACAACGGCAAGCCGTGTAAGTTATCTAGAACGACTAATCAGAGCATTTAACTTATTAAGAATTATGGAACATACTAGAGTTGTATGGGCCGTGACTAATGCTTCGTTTAGAATGAAGTTTATTATTCCAGTTGGAGGTAAGTCTAAGACTCGTGCTAAGCAATCCTTGGCACAACTGATGAACTCTTATAAGGAGAATGTTGATTTTGATTGGGAAAGTGCAACACTGCACACAGATGGCCAGCCAATGCTACAGTTCAACAAAGAATACTGGTTACCAAGTAAAGAGGGTGAAAGCCCAGAGATTGAAACTCTTGGCGGTGATGGACCAGATTTATCAGATACTGAAGCACTTAAGTACTTCTCTGATAAGTTAAAGCACGTATCTAAAATTCCTTACTCAAGATTCTTATATGAAGATGGCGGTGGAGACTTTAACCTTGCAGCTGATGGTATGATTCGCGATGAGATCAAGTTCAGCAAGTTTATCAAGCGTTTAAGATCTACATTCCAAGAAATACTAGTTAAGCCACTTTTTATTCAAATGTGTCTTAAATACCCAGAATTTACCGAAGACCCACAGTTTAAAACTCAAGTTGCATTAAGATTCAACGAAGAGAATATGTTTGCTGAATTAAAGCACATGGAAATCATGGAGCGTAGACTAGAATTCATCGGTAGTATGCGAGATAGCTTAATGACAACAAACCAAGAAACAATGGAAGAAGAGTACTATTTTGACCAGGCATACCTTGTTAAGAAGTACTTAAAACTTACCGACGATGAGATTCAAGCCAACTCAGCGGCAAAAACCAGAGTAGATATGGAAGAAGCCGGTGAAGAGGGTGATGAGGATCAAATGGGCGGTCTTGGATTTTAAAAGATATATAGATTATGAAAATTTACAACACATTCGAATCATTCATAAAAGAAGCCCTAAAAGCTGGCGAAGAATCTGAAATTTACGTTGATGACTATACTCTAGATTCTGGTGAGACTATTAAGGCCGCTGAGATACTAGGTGCAATTAATGCATCACCAACCGAAAAGGAATTCAAGCAGTACTTCTTTGATGAGTATGGTGAAGGTTCTTTCGCTAGTGGTGAATTAGAAAAAATAACTGCCTTTTTTAACGAGGTTAAAGCTGAAGAGAAGGAGAAAGAAGCCGAAGAAGAAAAGGAGAAAGAAGAGGCTGATAAGGCTAAAGAAGGCGGAGACGCAGGTGAGCCTAAGCTAGACCTTGACATCTAATAAGATATTTACATAAGCAAAGCTGATATATATTAAAAATAGAAAAACACATAGAATGAAAAATAGCAAAGATTTATTGATTGTTGAGAGGTCCTCATCGGCACTTACGGTTGATAAGAATGAAAACAAAGACTATGTGCTTGAGGGTATTTTTGGTCAAATAGATCAAAAGAACAGAAACAACAGAATCTATACGGAAGATGAATATGTTCCACAGATTGAGGCTCTTCAAGCAAAAATTAAGTCTTCAAAGCTTTTGGGCGAGTTAGATCACCCAACACAATTCGATACTTCTTTAAAGAACGTGTCACACATAGTAGAAGAACTTTACTATGATAAAGATACAAAAGAAGTACGTGGTAAAATTAGACTTCTAGATACAGATGCTGGCCGTCAGGCTAAAGCACTTGTTGACGCTGGTGTACCACTTCAAATTTCTTCTAGAGCTGCAGGCGCTGTTGAATCTAACGGCAAAGTTAAGATCAAGCAACTATTTACATATGACCTAGTAGCAGATCCTGGTTTCGAGAATGCCGAACTAAAGAGAGTTAATGAGTCTTATGGATTCAGCAACGATGATGGCATTTACATTTATGAAATGGGCGGAGAATCTAACATTCTAGAAAACAATTCAGAACAAGAAAAAACAGACACACAAATAAAAGAAAATCAAAACATGGCAGAATTCGTAAAGGCTGAAGACTTTAACAAGTACTCTGAGTATCTTGCTAAAGAGATCAAGTCAATTAAGGAGGCTATCGACGCAAAGTCTGAAGTAGAAACGACCGACGTCGATGAGAAAATTACTAAAGTGATTGGTCATGGTGACCATATCGCAGAAAGCGTTAACAAAATAGGCGAGTATGTTGGTTATCTAGCTGGCAAGTTAGATGACTCTATCCAGTACACAGAACATGTTGCAGAGAAAACAGATCAAGGTATTCAGTACTCAGAAGAGTTAGCTGAAAAGTTAGACCAGTCTATTCAATACTCTGAACATGTTGCAGAAAAACTAGACGAAGGTATTCAGTATACAGAGCATGTTGCTGAAGGAGTTTCAAAACTAAAAGACTTTGCTAACTATCTTGCAGAAGCTCACAATGAAAATACAGCTTCAGGTGAAAACATCATCGAGTATGTTAACTACCTAAAAGAAAACATGCAGTCAATCTCAGAATACGCTGAGTACATCGCTGAATCAATCAACGAGAACTTAGTAACAGAAGATTCGATTGTATTAGATGTAACTGATCCAAAGGCAAAAGACCTTCTTAAATTATTGAAGAAACATAAAGTTTCTATGAAAAACTTAGGAGAAGGACCTAATGGATGGGACGAAGTTGAACTAACAGGTTCTAAGAAAGATCTTATGGCTGTAATTTCTGACGAAGATGCAGGTTGGGGAGATCCAGATCTAGAAGAGTACATTGAAGAATCTAACGGAGTTTTCACAATTAAAGTAAAATCTTTACTTGAAGGTGATGCTGGCATTGAAGGTGAAGACGTTGTTAAGAAGGACGAAGAAGAACTAGAAGAAATTGGCGACAACGGAGCTGAAGGTGGCGTTGAAGGCGAAGAAGCTGGTCAAGAAGCAGAAGAAGGTGCTGAAGGTGCTGCTGATGGAGTTGATGCTCCAGAAGAAGTACATTCTGAAGAAGACAAAGGTACTCAAGAAGAGGCTGATGATGAAATGCCAGAAGACGAAGGCGAAGATGGAGCTTCAGATCCATTAGAAGCTTACAAGAAAGAAGTTTCTTCTAAGTTAGACGCACTAGTTGAAAGCGCAACTAAAGCTGAGAATGAGAATCCATCATTCTTTAGAATTGTATCTTCAACAACTCAGTCTAAATACAACGAGCTTAACGAAGCTGCAAAAACTGAAGTTAGACAAATTGTTTCTAAGAGAGGTTTCATGACAGAATCTGAGATTGTTTCTCTAATCGAAAAATCAAACATGATTGTTGAGTCTAGACAGGCACAGCCATTCGTACTAGAGGCAATGCCAGCAGAATACGCTGATGTATGGTCAAACCTTTCAGAAGCTAAGCATAATCAAATTTTAGCTCAATCTAAGTATCATAAACTAGAAACAGAATACCAAGTAAGAAACTTCTGGCAAACTAGAGATCTAAGAGAATCTGCCTCAGTAATGGAGAAGATCGAAATGATTAAAGAGTCGAAAGAAGTTGAAGAGAACAAAGGCCTTGGATACGATGTAACTGGTTACGCTGAGCAATTCAAGAAGAGATTTAACAAATAATCTATCTGTTCATTCTATAAATTTAAGGGGAGAGTGTTAATTCACTCTCCTTTTTAACTTTTGCAAAAAAGCAAAAATTAAGAAGATATATAAACTGATCGACGAATAGGGCTAAAGAAGCAGAAAGCCCATCGAATGTCGAATAAACAAACAAAAAAAGATCATTCAAAAATGGCAAATTTAATTAACGAAGCTGAGATCAGAAACACTTGGGCTCCTATCATTGAGGAAGCTACAGGTATTACTGAATCTAACAAGCTTGCATGGATGTCTGAGTACTGCCACAATCACAAGCTGTACGAAGACGCAAACATTATGGCACTTAACCCAGGTATGAACTTAGCTGGTATGGGCGCAGTATCTTTCCCAGCTAACGGTAGCACAGCTAACGTAGGTGGTTCAGGTGCAAACGGCTCAGGTGACAAAGCTCAAACATTGCTTCCTTTAGCAATGCAGGTTGCTGCTCAAACTATCGGTCTAGACTTAGTACCAGTAGTACCAATGGCAGGTCCAATGGGATTACTTTCTTACTTAGACTACACTTACGAAGGTGGTGTTGCTAACGCTATCGCTAACGGTGCTGACGGTACTGTAGCTCCAACTTACGTAAAAGCTTCAGGTGCTGGAACTGCAGACATCGCTGCTGTACCTGATACTAACGGTGACTACGAATTCGTAGGAACTTCAAGAATTGACGGTAAGTCAATCTTTAAAGTAGGTACTATCGTAGATGCAACTGTAGCTGCTGATTTAGAAGCTGCTGGTGCTGATAGTGATTCTGTTGAACTAGTAAAAGCTATGGAAGATCACATCCCAGGATTTACTGGTGATGCTGATTCAGACGGTAACGCTCTTCCTTTCTCAAGAGAAAAAGGTGAGTCAACTAGAGACAAGCTAATGGGCTTAAGCCTATTCAGCAAGTCAGTTGCTGCTGAAACTTTCCAAGTTGCTGCTGGTGTAACTAGAGAGCAAGTACAAGACCTAAAACAATTCGGTGTTGATGCTGTTGCTCAAGTAGAAGCAGTATTAACTAACGAATTGACTCAGTCTATCAACGACTACATCTTGAAGTCAATGAGAAATCTTGCAGCTACTAACATAACTGAAAACCCATTCTCAGCTGCTATCGACCTATCTCCAACTACCAACTATGGTGGTGAGACAAGAGGTGAAGCACACAGAAGAATTTTAACTAACGTTCTTGCTGCTGCTAACTTTATCGCTAACAAAGGTAGAAGAGGTGCTGGTAACTTCGCAGTAGTTGATGCTAAAATCGCTTCAGCTCTACAAGGTATCGCAGGTTTCGTACCTAACCCAATGGCTAACACGTTCAACCAAGTTGCAGGTGCAATCTACCCAGTAGGTTCTGTAGCAGGTATCAACGTTTACACTGACCCTAGACTTCCTTTCAACGGAGGTTACCTAGGTGATTCTGCTGGTACACACAGAATCCTAGTAGGTAGAAAAGGTGACGGTAACTCAGCTGGTCTAGTATTCATGCCTTACCTAATGGCTGAATCAGTACAAACAATTGCTGAAGGAACTATGGCTCCTAAAGTAGCTGTTAAGTCTAGATTCGCATTGGTTGAAGCTGGATTCCACCCAGAAACTCAATACGTTGAGTTCAAAGTTGAAAACGTTGAACTATAATCTTTAACTAGATAACACGTTTATATAAGAGAGGCTCTCATTTGAGGGCCTCTTTTTTGTTTATAGAAGTCTGATATATAATACAAAGATACTAAAAAAAATAAGAGTATGATGAAGCTTAAGAATAAATTAATGCTTTTTGAAGAATTTGCTGAGACGAGAACTGCAGTAGATACTAAGGTTAGCAATGTTGACGTTAAACAGGGTGTTGATATTAACGTAGATGCAAAACCAGGCATTAGAACAGATATTGTAAAAGATGTTGATACCATTATTAACAAACTTGAATACCTTGCAAATAACATGGAAGATGTTGAGGAATTTGCAAATGAATCACAACTTAATGAAGGTACTGTAGATCAGATTGTGTCGGCAGAGTTATATATGATTCCAGTAATTGCAGCTGGTGTTGTTGCAGCTGCTGGTGTAGGTGTTGGAATACTAATTAAAAGAGCAGTTACTAAAGCTAAAATTAGAGCTAAACACAAAAAAGTGGTTAGAGCTAATAAGATAAAAGCTGCAAAGATGGAGATCTACGTAAAAGAACTTAGAGATTATAAGAAGCAAGACTTTGATGATAGATCAAGACAGAAAGTTAAAGAATTTAATAAAAAGATCGAAGAGTTAAGACAGGCAGCAGAAGACATGAACGGCGCTCTGATTGAAAAGTACCCAAAATATAAAGATTTTATAGGCACTCTAAATTCTGAGGTTAGAATGGAAATCGCTCAGTTTATGTTAGACTCAAAACTTCTTACAGATACAGAAAAAGAAAGATACCAAAAGACTTACCGTAATGCAGTAAGATCACTAGATAGAAGATTAAAGAAGGCTGAAGAAGAAAAGAAAGCCGCAGAAGAAAAGGTTAAGAATGCTTCTAAAGAAGACTTAGCCAGAATTGAGGCTGAAAAAGAAAAGCTTCAACAAGAATTTAAAGATAAAGAAGAAACTGAAGATAGCGAAGCTTAATCTAATTTACGCTTAGCATTCTTCTTTGCAAGATCTAGGAACTCCTGTCTCTCATTGAGCAGGAGTTCTTTACATTTACGGCGAAACTCAATTGAACTCTTAAGAATCCTGCTGTCGACCATTGGAGCCTTTAAGACATCATGGTATTCTGGGTGGACAAAGTTCTCAAGATCAAAATTCATAAACTTAGACTTGATTGGTTTGCCGCTGATGGCACATAACCAATTAACTGTGTTGACACTCTCTTTAAACTCGTTAATGTCCACAGGGCGCTCAGATTGCCAATCAAAGTATGTTTTGTATGCAGTACTATCCTTTGTGCTGACTTTCTGCATTCTAAGGACGCAGTGAATAAACTGGTCATCACCAGACCACTTCTTGATATGACGATTTTCAACCAAGAATCTACGGTGCTTTTTCTGAAGAGGCTTCAGTTTAATACCATATCGGTTGATTGGATAACTACCACCGGTTCTCTCAATTCTAATGTCAGCGTAAGATCTAGCCATATATACTATCTATCAGTGAAACTAAGAGGCCAGCTTTCATATAAGATACAAAGGTAATTTATATGCAGTCAATAAACCAGCTCTTCACAGAGAAGTATCGTCCAAAAGATTTAAGCGAGTTGATCTTACCAGATCGTGTAATGAATAAGTTTAAAGATGGCCTAGTTCAGAATATGCTGTTTGCAGGCAGTCCTGGAACTGGTAAAACATCAGCAGCTAAAGCAATCGTCAATCAATTTGAATTGCCTTATCTCTATATTAACGCATCAACAGATACTTCGGTTGACGTGATTAGAACTAGAATCACTGACTTCTGTTCAACGGTTTCAATTATGGACAAACCAGGCAGCTTTAAAGTTGTAATCCTAGATGAGGTTGACGGTGTATCGGATCAGTTCTTTAAAGCACTGCGTGCGACAATGGAGATATTTGCAAGTAACAGCCGCTTTATTGCAACATGTAACTACATCAATAAATTACCAGATCCAATCTTAAGCAGATTTGAAGTAATTAACTTTGACTTTGACAAGGAAGAAGAGGCTGAATTGACTAAGAAATATATCAAGCGTGTTTATAATATCTGTAACCAAGAAGAGATGACAATTGAAAAACCAGCATTAGTTGAGTTTGTACGTCGTAACTTCCCAGATCTAAGAAGCACCTTGAATAAGCTACAGGGCTATAAAACACAAGGTACAAACCATATTACTGAAGCAGAAGTTAAACGCTTCAACTCAGTCTATAAAGATGTTTTTGATCTAATCTTTAACGAGACAGATCCAGCTAAGAACTATCAGCTCTTGGTAAGCAATTACGCTTCAAAGACAGATGACATCTTACAGACACTAGGCGATGACTTTGTCGAATATATAAAACAAGAAAGATCTCAAAGCGTAAAACATATACCACAGATTATTATTACAGTGGCTAAGCACCAAGCACAAAGAGTCCATGTAATCGATCCTGTTGTAACCATGTTAAGCTGTGTATATGAGATCCAGACTATTGTAAGAGAATAACAAGATTTTTGTAAAATAATTTTTCAGTGTCAAATATTTTTATTATATTTGTACTGTAAGTAAAAGATAACAATATGAAGGTGGGAAAACATACACTATTAATAGACGGCAACTACTTTGTCTTTAGCCGCCTTTTTGTTCTGCCTAAACCTAAGAGCGGTATGCTTCTAGGTGATGATAAACAAAAAGCACAGTTTATGCGTAAACTGTCAATTGACTTTGCATCTGAGATGCGCAAGCTTAAATGTTTTGTGGATGACGTTGTCATCGCAGTTGACTCTAAGTCTTGGCGTAAAGACCTATACCCAGAAGCAGAATACAAAGGTACTAGAAAACAAAAGAGTGATGTAGACTGGACTGCAGTTTACTCAATTTATGAAGAATTCCAAAAGATCATGCAAGAGCATGGTGTAACAGTACATCAGATCAGCGGTGCTGAAGCAGATGATGTTCTCTTTGGTTGGTCAACAATGCTGAACGATCGCGGCAAAAGCTGTATCGTTTGGACTGGTGACCGTGACTTAATCCAATTAGTTAATCATTCAACTGCAAACGACGCACATACAATCTGGTACTATAACACTAAGAGAACTCTGTATGCATATCCTGGTTTTGTTGAAGACATGGAAAAGTCTGCAGCACAGAAAATGGATAGAGACGCCATGTTATTCAACATGGGCGGTCAGCATATGCTTAGAGACGACTATCAGACTAGAATCTTAGACTGGGTAAAAGAAAATAAAGTTACAATTGAAGAAGTTGACTGTGATCGTTTTATCTTTACTAAGATGCTTGTAGGTGACAAGTCGGATAACATCCAGTCAGTTGTGACTTGGCAGAAAGAGATGAAGAATGGTAAGTTGAGAACTTACTCAATTACTGATAAAATGGCTGATAAGATCTACGATCAGTTTACAAAAGAACATGCAGATTTTACAATTGACTATCTTTTTTCTACAGAGCACAAAGACGCATTATCCGATATTATCTACAGAGTTGTCGGCCACAGTAATACAAACTTGATTAAGGCTGGCCTGACTAAGAATATTGCATTGATGTTGCTACATACTAGAACTATTCCAGATGCTATTCAGAAAGCTATCTTTGCAGCTATTGAAACTGACTGGGAAGGTGCCTTAAATAACGTTGAAACTCTACTTAAAATGGACAAGATCCTAGCAGGTACTGATTGGCTAGAGAAGAAGCATAACGCTGGCCCAGATGTATTTGCAGGTATGGATATTCCAGAAGAAGAGCCGGTAAAGCCAATGAAACTGGTTGGTAAAAAGAGCACGGACAGAGAAACAAAAACAGCACCTAAGACTAAAAACTTAAACAACTTATTCTAATGCATACTTTACAAGAAGAGATTACGATACAAGAGATTTTATCCGAAGCTAATGCTCATGGTTTAAGACTGGAAGTCAAAGAGAGTGCTGAAAAAATATGGAAAGAACGCTCATCCGACACAGAATTTACTTTACTGGATGCTTACCATTTAGCATTTTTAGACTGGATAAAATAATATGTTAGACGAAACTAAACTATTTGACTTCGTAAAGATCATGTTTACGAAGCGAGATCAATTTTATAAAATTAAGAACCACAACAAGAAGCGCCATCACTTTATGATTAATCGCTTCTTTGCTATTAAGTTCCCAAGTAACGCTAATCTCTTTAATCACAACGGGATCAACGGAGCTGCAGTTGTAGAATCATGGAGCATGGTCGCTATGCGATTTAAGTCTGTGCCCGGCTGGTGGTACACTAAAACTAAAAAGGCTAAGACCACAGCCAAGGATAAATATATTCCAAGCGAAGGTGCCGTTAGAATCTATATGGAGAAGAATGAAATTGGCAACAGAGAGTTTAAAGAACTTGAGCAGTTTGCCAAAGAAAGTCTATACGCCGACTTAAAAAAGATTGAAGAGCAGGTTGATGTTTACTCAAAATAAAGATACATTTTCAGAAGTTGTAGATATTACACTCTACAAGTATAACTCAATAGATTTAAAACTATGGGGCTTACTCAAGCGCCATTATAATTCTAAAGAGCTAGCTAAGGACTCTGTCTTGATTTCTGCAAATGATCTTAAAAATGTAGTTAACGAATACTTCTATGATGATCTAAACATAATAGACTCAGTCGGTGAAAGTCTATTACACAAAGAGGCAACCACAATCTACTTTATTAAAAAGATTTTTGAGAATATGACTAGTCTTAGATGGCTTAAAGTCAATCTCAATAAGAACATGAGCTATAAACGCATAGTTGAGATCGAGCAGATTAAAACTATCAAGTTCAGTATTAAAACACTAAGAGGTACTTTCAGAGTCTTTGACCATTTTAACAGCCATCAAACTTATGTTATTAATAAGCTTTTAAATAAGATGGATCTGTTAAACTCAGGTGAATATTTTAAAGTGGTTAAGACTAATGAGTTAATGAACAAGATTGATAACTATCTTGTTGCAAACAACACAAATGAAATCTTCACTATACTCAATGCGATGATACAATACTTTGAGGCATATGAGACTGATAACCCAGAAATACTCTTAATCACCGATATTGAGTCTGATATATAAACAAAATACAGACTTAAGCCTCAATGGTAAATAATTTTACAGCAGACCAGATCGGTGATGTAATATATGCAAAGCTAGAAAATCCATACTTAAACGTACAAAGCGTTTTAAGCTGGACATCAGTTGTTGGTGTTAGTACACCAAACACTAGTGGCACTCTTAACTTTGTGGCTGCATCTACCACAGTTACTGGCACTAACACGAACTTGAGTTTAATCTCAGGAGATCAGTTTATCGTAGGTAATGAATACTATACAGTCGACCAAGTAGTTGACGCGAATACGTTTACAGTTACACAAGCACCGACATTTACAGCAAGTGGTCTGACTTTCTATTTACCAGAAGACGCAAACAATCTTTTTACATATCAATACCGTTGGTCACAAGGTGAAGAGCCTGGTGAAATGAGCCAGCTACTACCTTTGACAACTAACAATGGACCATATGATCTACTAGGACTTAATTTTGACCCAGATCAACCGCTTTGGATTGAACTTAGGCTAGAAGTTGATAGACTAAGCAATGTTAACAAGATAACACTACTTTCATTGACTTATGAACTAAGTACTGCTGATGGTACAATTATTAGCTGTCCAGAATTCTGTGGTGAATGTGTAGACCCATATGCAATGACAGGTTGTGCAAATATCATAGCAGAATGTACAGATGAAATGTGGGACCCATATGCCTTAACTAAACCAACTTCAGTTTACCGTCAAATTACAGACGTTTCAACTGAAATGTGGGGCCATCCAGTAAAATACTTTAGAGTTGAGCCAGATGATCGTAGTCGTGACGTAATCTTAAAAGAGTATTCACTCTATAACGTAAAAGAGTCGGCTGAGTTAAAGATCATGGTGCCGGGCAACGAATTTCCAACAAGAGAGTTTAACTATGACATTTTTGGTATGGGCTTCGATGAGTTTGAAATCCACCTAACCAAGACGCAGTTTGAGACAGCATTTGGTATTGGGCCAAGCCCACGCAGCAGAGACTATCTCTACTTTCCAAAAATGAACCGTATGTATGAGGTTAGCTCAATTGCATATGCAGATGAGTTTAATCTGGACCTAACTTACTGGAAACTAATGCTGCGCAAATATGAAGAGCGTACTAGCAATATCCATGAAGATGAAACAGTAGAGCAAGAACTTGATGCACTAACAACTGGCGTAGAAGAAGTCTTTGGTGAAGAGAGACAAGAAGAATTCGAGAAGGTAACCAAACCAACACAGTACAAAACTGTATTTGCTGAGGTCGGCGATGGTGTTAGAGCTAGACTACACAAGAAACTTACAATCTCAGATGCTGAATTAAGAAATCAGTGGACTGTAGTCTCTAAGAACAATTATGATCTAGACTCAACTCCGGATAAATCAATGGAACTTGTAGCTTACAATAAGGTTTCAAGCTTAACAGAGGAAGAGAATCTTGCAGTGACTATTTGGTTTAGACCAAAGTTGGTTGATACAACAGAACAGGTTATCATCGATGGCTATTCTAATCAAAATGGTTTAAAAATAACAACCAACGGCTCTAGCATTAAAGTCTATCTTAACAACGGTACACATATATTCGGTAGTGCTTTGGCACTTGAGAATAATGTTTGGTATGGTCTAGTCTATAATCTAAGTAATAAGTACAGACAGATGTCTTGTAATTTATATCGTCTAGATCCTAACAGCAACAGACAGGCGGCAAGTAATTCTAGTAAAACTTTAGTCTTAAAACTAAATCAAACCAAGTCGTTTACGAATGCTCGTACCTGGGAACCTACTAAGAACTGGATGTTACAGCCAGCGAAACTAGATGTGACTAACATTAGAATCTTTAGTCAGACAGTAGGCCAAGATCAACAGATGAATGTCTTACAGCAGTATGTTGTTAGAGACTCGCAGTTAGCACATGTAATCGACAATGCTATTCCTTCAATTCAATTAAGAAGGTACAGTCAGTCTAGATAATCTAGATATATAGCATATAAAAGCACAACTTATGAGCGAAGATAAAAGAAGTATATCTGAGCAGGCAGACGAGATTAGACGTGAACTTGATAATCTAATCGGTGATGAAGAGTCAATTGACGTTGAATCTGATCCAAGAGACCTGCCAGCAACACAGAGAAATACACAGTTAATGGCTCCGGCTAACTACGGTGAGATGAAAGCAAGCTCAACCAAGAAGGCCAAGAAGACCATTACAAGTCTAATGAAATTCTATCTCGATGCAGATATTATCGAGAAAGATGAATATATTCAAGCCAAAAAGAAGATGGATGAGATGACAATGTCATCATTAATCTATCAGCTCCAAGCTGGTGAAAGAGCCCTGACTACATTATTACAAACAATTGACAACGGTGAATTAGCACCAAGAATGTTTGAAGTACTTGCAACTCTGCAGAAATCAATGTTAGACATCATCAAATCTCAAACCATGTACCTGATGGCAGCTGAAGAGGCTACTAAAAGAATAGCACGTGATATTGAGATCTATAAGAAGAGAGATGACAAACGTGAGATTGAAGAAGCCGGTGGTGACAGTAGCAGCAGAAACGTACAGCGTGGAACTAAAGATCTAATGCATGCCATTCAGCAAGGCATTAACCAACAAGACATTGAAGACATCGAAGACGTTGAAGATGTAGAAACAGATGAAATATAAAGATGAGAAAAGTACAATTATTTGAAGGTTTTGTTAATGAGGACACGCGTTTAAAAAGTTTAGGTAAGTCAACTTCTAAATTCTTTAAAGCTCTTGCAAAGGAGAGTAAAGAAACTAAAGATGCCTTTTCTAAAATCTACAGATCCGTAAGACATGGAGAAGAGGTAACAGACGAAGAGCGCACAGAAATTGGCAATCAACTTAAAGATGTATTAAAGACTATTGGGTTAAGTGCAATAGCAGTTATGCCAGGTGGTTTAATTGTTGGTCTTTTACTCAAAGCTCTAAAAATACAAAAGATGGTTATCCCATCTAACTTCATGTACCTAGTTGACGAAAAAGAAGACTAAGAATGAGCGATTACGTAGGAGATAACAAATGGATCCCAAAGGGTGAATCTGACATAGAATCGGACAGAATAGTCTGGTCTACTAAGCAGATTAATGACCTTTTATTGGCACTTGACCAAGGATATAGACCTAAAGTGAAGATGCCTTTCTATGAGGGTAAGCAGTTCCTACGCCGTGGCAATATTGTTTTTGAATATACTGATGCTGAGGTTGCTGAACTAGCAAGGTGTGCCACAGATATTGTTTACTTTGCAGAGAAGTATGCTGTTGTAATGACAGATGATGGAATTAAGAACGTTAAATTACGTGAATATCAAAAACGCATGTTGCGTAATTTCCAACATGAACGTTTTAATATAGTACTCGCGTCGCGCCAGATGGGTAAGACAATTACAGCATCAATCTATAATGCATGGTACTTAATCTTTAATACAGATAAGAATACGCTAATCCTAGCAAATAAGTCAGATACTACAAAAGAAATTATTGATAAGACTAAGGTTGTTGTTGAGAACTTACCCTTCTTTATGAAGCCGGGTATTATCAAGTATGATGTAATGAATGTGCGATGTGACAACGGTTGTCGCCTGGCCGGTCAATCAACTACAGCAAAAGCAGGTATTGGTTTTACTATTCATAATCTGTTTCTAGATGAGTTTGCACATATCCATCCAGCGATTGTCGATGCGTTCTATGAAAACGTTTATCCAACACTGTCAGCATCTAAAGTATCTAGGATCACAATTACTTCAACACCAAATGGTTTTAATAAATTCTATCAGATCTATGCAGCTGCGGAACGAAATGAGAATGAATACCACCCGATGCGAATTGACTGGTGGGAACACCCAGATCGAGACGACGCATGGTATAATAGAGAGCTTGCGAATTTAGGTTCTATCGAAGCTTTTAACAGACAATATGGAAATGAATTTGTAAGCTCTTCTAATCTGCTTTTAGACCCAGTTGATCTAAAGAAGATGCGCAAGTCAAAGACAAAGTATACGAGTAGAGAACTAGATCAATTTGAAGATATTAGCATTGACGTGGAAGGCTTCTTAGAATTCCACCCAGATTTTGACGTTGAAGAGTGTAGAACTGAAGATCGTTACTGGCTCTTTACTGTAGATATTGCTGAAGGTAACGGTGGTGACTTCTCGGTAATTAATATCTTTGAGATTCAACCGATGACCACCAAAGAGATTAATCTGGTGAATAATCCAGGCGCGATGTATGACTTTTTTAAACTAGAGCAGGTTGGTCGTTTTAGAAGTAATGAACATGTGATTGAAGACTTTGCAAAGATACTTTATACTTTAGCAGTTGAAGTCTTCTACAACGAAAACGTGAAGATGATTGTGGAATACAATACTTATGGTACAGTCTTATTCAAATACCTATCAACTGTATTTCCACAAAGAAATGACTTTGACGATGAGATGATTGTAAGATTTAAACACAGACATGATTCTAGAACTCTTAAACCAGGTATTAAATTAAAAGCAGATAATAAAGCAATATTCTGTCAGAACTTTGCAAAATTATATAAGAACAATAGAATAAATATAACAGACGAAGAAACAGTACAAGAAGCTAGTCTTTTTGGTAAAGGTAGAAGTGGTGGTTATGCAGCTCAAATGGGCCATGACGATATTATCATTACTGCCATTACAGCGACTGAGTTTTTAAATACAACTGACTATGCAGACTACATTGAAGAACTACTTGACGTGATTGATGACAGTCTACATACAGAAATGGAAAGAGTACTTTATAAAGACAATGACGTACAAGGAGATTTACAATTCGATATTTACGATCTACTGAAGTAAAAAACGTGAGTAGCACAGATATATAAACAAAGAATCTAAAAAAAAAGAACAAATAACAATGGCATTAAGTCCTCAATTACAACAGTTCAAGAGCTCAGGCGTATATCGTCTAGAGTTCGACAAATCACAGACGGTTAATATTCCTTCTGAGACTATCAGACTAGTTGTGGGTCGTTCTAAAAAAGGACCTTACAACACACCAGTCTTAATCGAAGATACTGAACAGTTCGTTCAAGTATTTGGCGGTATTGACAAGTCTTTAGAAAGAAATGGAATGTTCTTCCACAGATCAGCGCTTGAAGCTCTTTCAAGAGGCCCGATCTTGGCAATGAACCTAACTGCAAAAGACGAAAACGATCTAATCAACGGCGTTTCACCAGTAACTGCAGGTGGCGATCAAGGTCTAACTGCTGCAACTCTAACTGATGAGTTTAGCAAGGCTTTCGATACCGGTAAGTTCTGGGCACCAGATGATGAAAAAGTACTAGCACTAGCTGGTAACACAACAGCATCTTCAACAAACGCTCTTACTTTCGTAAACATTAAGCAAACTCCAATCACAATCATCGTTAGACAAGCTGCAAACACAGACGGTTTTAACGTAACAGCAAGAGAGTGGTACGGAGAAGGTGAAGTACCAGAAGGTGTAGATCCACTAGAATACGTATCAGACTATATGATCGACGTATTAGTATTCAAAGGTAAGTTTGATTCAACAGAATTAAACAACGATCCAGTTTACGGTGCAATGTTTACTAGCGATGGTCTTAGAAAAGATCTTCTATCTAACTTCACAGCACTGAGAGAAGTTGAGTTAATAGCTCAATACACTGGTTCAATGATTCCAGAATTCTTAGACAACGAAGGTCGTCAGCTTTACATCGAGACCCTAATCAATAGAGAGGCTAGAAGAACTGGTCTTTTCTGTGCGGTTAATGAAGATGCAATTGCAGCAATAGACATGGTTGGTGTAGACTTTAACATCTACCAAGACTACGAACTACTTTCACACTTAGTAGTACAAGAAGACGTAAATAACGGTATTGTATTAGAAGGTGGCGGACTTCCTGATGGTAGAATTGTTGAAATCAATCCAGCAGGTGATATGATTATCTACGGTATTACTAAAGCACAACTTGCATTAATCGGTGTAGAAGCAGGAGAATGGTTATACTCAGAAATTGCAGGTGAATATGTACAGATTGACGGAGTTGAAGATAACGGTGGCTCTGATTCTACTCTAATAATCGCAGGTAGTGATGCTCCAAGCAAGTCTATCTACGAAAACTTTAGCGCTGTAAGCATTCCAGCTGCATTTAACTCAGCTGTATTAAGTGTTAACAACGCCGGTGAGTTGGAAATAACAGCAGCTGGTGTATCAGCATCTTGGACTGCAGGCGGTGTAAACGGTACTACATTCTTACCTTCAGAAAATTCAGGTGAGTACGTTAAGATTGCTAACATCGATACTTCAGATCCTAATAAGGTTGTTATTTCACCAGACGGTAACGACGGCTTCTCAGCTTCAGTATACTCTGGACAGACTGCAGTTGCATTAACATCTTACTCAAGAGCTGTAACTGGTGATACTCTTAACAATCCGTTTAACGTAGTAACAATCGGTGCAAACGCAAGAACAGCTGAATTCCCAACTGGATGGTCTTTCTTAGATAAAGGAGCAGGTATCTTCACGATGTCTAAACTA